CTAAACTTTGGCCGCCACTCGGATGAGGCCGTTCTCAAAGAGGTCTTCGTAGCAGTCGTCGCAGACGTCCACGAGGTTTCCATCCCGAAGCTCCTCGGACATCACCTCTCCCGACGGAACCAGCATGCCGCAGCCACCACACGCGGCAACGACGTTCATCGGCTCAACCTCGTAGTAGTCATCATCGAAGTGGTTATCCAGCGCGATCACAGTTCTTGTCCCTTGTCTCTGTCGGTCTCGTTGATCTGCCTCATGAGCGCCATGAGGTCTTCTGCACTGCTCACGCCAGGCCCGCCCTGTGGTGCGCTCGACACAGGCTCCGGTACTCCAGGTCCCCGATCTCGACCTGATCCCCCAAGAAGACCATCACGCCATCCTTCACGCGGGCCGTGTGTGACGCTCTACGGCCGCACCAGCAGAGAGTCTTGACGGGAAGCCCCTCCACCCGGTCGGCAAGCTCCAGGAGGCGCCTGGAGCCCTCGAAGAGGCGTCCCTGAAAGTCGGTGCGCAGACCGAAGGCGTAAGCATCGACACCAAGCCCGTCAACGAGATCAGCCATGTGATTGACCTGCTTCTCACTGTAGAACTGCACCTCATCGCAGATGATGTATGGGATTCGCCGGAAAGCACGGTGAAGCCATGAGACGTAGTCGTACAGGTCGATAGAAGGAGACACCTCACCTGCCGGAGCCTTCAAGCCCACACGAGAGGTGATGACGCCGTGTCCGCCACGGTCCTTCTTGGTGAAGAGGAGGCCATCACCTCCCAGAGAGTGATGCATCTGAAGGGCGAGGGCTGACTTGCCCTGATTCATCTGCCCAAGGAACGCCACCAGTTCAGACATAGATAATCTTCCGCCTCTTAGCTTGGGACACTATCTTCTCCCCGAGAGTTCCTAGGGCTTCCTGGTGGTACTCGTCGTACCCCCAGCCCCCGTTCAGATCTCCATGCCGGTCCTTGTCCCACCATTCTTCAAGCATGTCGTAGAGGACGGATACTTCAAGGTCGGTCAGCTCGTCCATTCTTCCTCCTCGTCGCCCCATGGGATGTCTTCAATCCAGTGGTCGCCAGGGCATTCCTGGTCTCCTGCGCGGCTCACGCCTTCTCCGCCTTCTTGGTTCGGTATTCACGGATCAGGGTCACGATCCAGAGGACGGACCAGAAGCCCTGAACGACCGGGAAGGCCAGGCCAAGGGAAAGGCCGACAAAGAAGAAGCTCAGGTTGGCAAAGATATTGAGAATGCAGGCAACCCAACCGGTCGGCTTGATGACGCCAAGCCCAAGAGCCAGGACGCCCCATCCGAAGGTGCAGAGTTCGGCAACAAGGCCGATGATTTCAGCCGTGGTCAAGGGTGTACTCCTTCTTCATTCATCAGTGCTTGGTGTGCTCCAGCTCGTACAGCGACCCCCACGACCTACCACCAATCTCAGGGTCGGTGGGGATTTCAAGCCCCTTGATGGTTTCCGCCATGAGTTCAGCAGTCATCTTGGCTGCCTTCAGCCTGTGCGCATAGGGCACCGAAAAGACCACCTCGTCATGAATCGGCAAGCGCATGTACTTAGTCAGGCCAGCTTCGTGCATCCGTACCAGGGCTCGACAGGTGATATCCCGGGAACCACTCTGGATGAAATAGTTCAGGGCCGAGTATTCACGGCCACGGTCCACGTAGAGGCGACGACCGGAAGCGGTGGTGATGTAACCGTTCCTACGCGCCTCCTGGGTCAGCTTGTCGGCAAGCTTCTTGACTCCCGGATACGTCTTCCAGAAGCCTTCTACAGCGGCCTTGGCCTCCTCCTCTCCGACACCGGCCTGTTCGTGTACTGCCTTCCACCCTCCGCCAAAGACGACACAGAAGTTAGTCGTCTTGCCAGCCTTGCGGCTCACCCCGGCAGCGTCCGCCGTGAGCTGGTGAAGGTCGTCACCATCCCGGAATGCCGCCAACATGGTTGGGTCCTGGCTGTGTGCCGCCAAAAACCGAAGCTCCATATTGCTGTAGTCGGTGGACACAATCACATGCCCTTCGTCGGCCACAAAGCAGTTCCTAACCTCAGCATCATTACCCGGGAGAGTCTGAGCCGGGATACCAGTGATACTCATCCGAGCCGTTCGCGCCTGGATGCTATTGATATTTGCGAAACAACGGTCATCCCTGTCCCGCTGCCCCAAGAACTTGTCCACCCATGTCTGACGACGTTTCCGGGCCGACTTGGCACGGTCAATAGAGTGGGCAAGCAGCTTCAGCATGTCGGAGGATCGCTTATCGCCCATGACCCGCTCAAGGAGAGAGCCGTCTACCTTCAGCTTGCCTGTCTTGGTCCGGTCAAAGTTATCGATCGGATAGCCCAGAAAGATCAGGGCATTGGCACACTGGTCCGTACTCCAAGGATTCTCACACTGGAGATCCCTGCAAATCTGCGTGTACTCCAGCTCTTCAAGGTGAAGCCTCTCAGACAGGGCCTTTGTGTACTCGACATCGAGGAGGAAGCCGGTCCGGCTCATGTAAGAGCAGATTTCGGCAACCTTGTGCTCGAAGCGAATGAGCTTCCGTGCTGACACGGGGACCAGGGGACCGAGCTTCTTGGCCAGGCGGTATGTGAGTACAGGATCCATACCGGCGTAGGTCAGATAGCCGCCATGCCACACGTCGATAGTCTCGAAGACCTTTGCCTTGGTGGTCTTCATGGAACGAGCAAGCTCCGCCATAGAGCCTTTGATCTTGTCGGCAACATCATTGCCTATGTAGCACCGCGTCAGGTCTTCGAGGCTGTGACCGGACCCGCCCTCTTTGCGGGCTCGACTATCAACAAGATGCCCAAGGATCTTGCTGTCCGTGACCTTCGGCCAGATGTCTTCCATGTTCAGTTCTGTCTGAGAATCCAATACCAGAAGGTCATAGGGGGCGTTCTGGAAGGCCAGCTTGTCTAGGAACCTGATAGCCCCCACAGCGGCATCCCAGAGGTCTTCCGAGACCTCCACAGGAACCACATAGGCCGTGCTGTGATTGCCGAACTGGACTGTGCGGAGCCGAAAGGATTCGCTCCACCAATCAAGGCCGGTGGTTTCCGTATCGCAACCGAGTCCAGCCTTGTTGGCCTTGACCCACTTCACAAACTCCGGGATGTCCGAAGCATCTTCCAAGACGTTGATCTCAACGGCATCCCCGGCAACCTTCAGGGCCGGGCACATGCGGATCACTGGGCACCCTCCTTTCGGGGCATGAGAAAGGGGCCACCGACGTGGCCCCTGATCTCAGTGCAGTCAGATCTATTCAGCGCCAAACATGGTGCGAGTCCAGAAGTCCGCAGCCATACCCTCCGCCATCTCGAAGGAGAAACCCTTACTGATGGCATACAGTTTGATCTTTTCGGCGGCCTCCACCACCTTCAGGGCAAGTTCCACGCCCTCATTAAGGGCTGCCTTGGTCGGGTCTACACCCATCTCCCCCAGCATCTTGGCGAAGGCTTCAGGGTCCGGAAGCTCGTTGTCCTTCATGAGGCTCCTTACTCGGTTTCGGTTGCGGCCTTCAGATGCCACCAGTAGTGGCATCCAGGTTGGAATAGAGGAGACCAAGGATGTCGGACAGCTTGCCGCGCTCTTCGAGCGTCAGGGAACTGGCCGGGGCGTTGAATGCCTCCTGGATGGCCTTCTGGACTGCATTGGTCTCGCCCTCATCCAGGGCGATGTGAACAGTGGTGGTGCGCTCAACCTTGACCTGCATGAAAACTCCAGTGGATAGGTGCCGGGGAGGCTGGCACTCCCAACCTCCCCACGACACAAGTTACTTCTCAAATAAAAAGGGCTTACTTGCCCCGCTTGAAAGAGCCGTCCTTCTGGCGCCACAGCGGCTCGCACTGTGCGGACTTGTCCGGGGCGGAACAGAACTTCGCGGCCCACGAGCCCTTGTCCACCAGCTTCCGGCCGTGCGGACAGTCGTCGCCACTCTCCGGCGATGCGGTCTGGGCGGCCTTGGCGGCCGGACGCGAAGCGGGGGCCTTGGAGGGCGAGTCGAAGAGGCCGGAGACGTGACTACCGGCCTTGGCCACCATCTCAAGAAGACCGGCCTCCTGGGCCTCCTTGATGCGGGTCTTGGCGGTCTCTGCGTCGCCAGCTCGAACCACGACCCACGGGGCGTCATAACCCCCGCCGTACTTCAGGGTGATAGTGAACGCTTCGGCGTCGGCAACATGCATAGGGTTCTCCTTGTTGGGGGTCTCTACTACGGGGCGGGAGTTCGACTCCCACGGGTTATCGGTAGCGAAGGGGTCCATCTCTACTCCTTAGATCGGGCAAGCACCGGAAGCGCAAGCCTCATCAAATCCGGTGTCGGTGACTTCCTCACGGTCAGCCACCATCTGTTCGTACTCGGCCTTGGTAAGCGGCTCATAGGGGCTCTGGGGGCGACTCAGGACCGGAAACACGGTCGTGCCCTTCAGGAGCGGAAGATAGCCCTTCAGGTGCTCGACTATCTCATCCTGGCTGTACTTCTCAGGGTCAACGTTCACCGTGTACGACACCGCATTGTCGGCGAAGTGCGTTTGGTAAGCGGCCTGCATATTCAGCATATCACTCAGAGTTAGATCCTGCTGAGAGATAACCATGTCTTCCGAGTATGCCTCATCACACAGGGGGTCCTTGGTGGGAATCTCGACTACCGATGTATTCGCCGCGTACTGACAAGGCTCGACCTTGTATCCCTTGGCCTTGTACTCCTCAACCTGCTTCACCTCTGTCGGGTCAACGTCAGAGAAGCGGATACGGCGGAGGAAGTACTTGGAGAAGGGGGCATGGATACCCTCGCCGGATACACCAGCCAGCTTGCTGATAGATCCTGTGGGGGCAACCGTCGTCAGCTTGACCGGCGTCGGGATTCGGAGCCAGTGGGAGTACGAGATTGCCTCATCCTCCACCTGTACGTACAGGGCGTTAAGGAATCCATGGAACGTCGGATCAGTACTGGCCTCCCGATAGCCCAGACCCCGCTTGGCCAGGAAGTCAGCCAGGCCAAGATGCCCCAGTCCAATACGCCGGTTGCGGTCGATGATCTGCCGAGACTTCGGGTCAGAGACATCAGCGTGCGTCGCACGGATCAGGTATCGGGTCATAAGCCGATGGGCTTCAAGGATCTCCTCCAAATCGCTGTCAGCAAACTGTGCAAGGTTCACGTGGCCAAGACAGCACGGCTCCCAAGGGTTAAGTGTGATCTCCCCGCAAGGGTTGGTTGCATAGATCCCGTCAGGCTCACCTTCGGCACTGTAGGAGGAGTTCCAGATACCTGGTTCTCCGTTCTCCAGGACCCCCTTCGCAATCTCCCGGAGGATCGGCATGGAAGGCGAGGACATCTTGGGGAGCAGGTCTATGAAGTCCTGGTCAATCTCCACAGAGATGTTCGTAGTCCAATGCTTGGTGAAGTCCTTCTTGCAGTGGATGAACTCCTTGATCAGAGGATCACGCCAGTGCATGACTGCCATGCGGGCGGAGCGACGAACACCACCCGACACGATGCACTGTGCGATCTCGTGGTCAATCTCCATGGCTGCCAGGCCGTGAAGAGGGAAGTCCAGAGAGGCGGACAGGATCTCACCAACGTTCACCATCATCTGAGCGAACGGCAGAGGACCGGAAGCCGTACCGCCAAACTTGCGGAGGGATGCACCCTTCTCGCGGACTCGGGATACGTCATAGACGCGGTTACGATGCTCAGCCCCGTTGTGGGCCGTGTCTATGAGATCCCCCAAGGCCGCAGCCCAGCCCTCTCGGGAGTCCTCTACCGGGTAGGCGCCAGCCCACTCGTAGTGATACTCCGTCGAGATCAGACCCGCCTCAACCATGTCCAGGTAATCCGGATGGTCCGGACGGCAAACAATGTGGACCTTCGGAGGAAGCTTCACTGGGGGCATCTCCTTGAGATACCGATCCGAGTAGTTAGCGCCAACTCCCCCACCCTCAGCCAGCCGAAGCATAGTGAAGGTGTAGTGCTCGGAAGGGGCCTCCGGCACCCAACCAGAAGTCCAACAGTTATTGATGGCGAAGTTGTTAACGCCCGTGGACTTCAGATGTCGGCCTGCCGGAACAAGCTTGAAGTTGAGGATGTGATCCATCAGCTTCTCACGCTCGTCGGACTCGTGGAACTTCGCGTCCACCATGGCAAGGTTGCCATCAACGACGCGAGCAACAGTCTCTTCCCAGGATTCCTTCAGGCCATCCGGCCGGGTGCGGCTATAGGTCCGCAGGTACACAGTCTCGGCAGTCTCGTTGCGAAAGTTGGTCATGCGTTCCTTCCCTTGGCTACATATCCATTCTAGCACGCTTCCCACGTCACAAGTTATGACGCAAACGAATGAAGGATGTTAGCCAGCTCACCCTTATCCGTAGCCCCCATGAGCCGGTAGACCTCCTCTCCGTCCTTCTCGATAATCAGCGTTGGTACGGCCGTGATGCCGTACTGAGCCACTGCTTCGGGGGTGCGAGACACGTCCATGACCCGAAGGGGCATGTCTCCGACGACTTCCGCCACGACGGGAAGGAAGGTTCGGCAAGGGCCACATGTGGGCGACTTGAACAGGATGATCTCAGGCATAGTCGTAGTCCTTCTGTGCAGGGTCAAGCTCGGAGGTCTTCTTAGCGATCCCACGGTTTACAAGAGTGGTGAGCCTCTTCACCGCGTCATAGCTCATCTTGCGCTCATACTCGGACATCTCCTCGTTCATCACGAACTTCTTGAACAGGATCACCTGATAGTCATCCTTGAGCTTATGAAAGGCGGAGGTTACATCCACCCGTGCAATGAGCTTCGAATCGTTGATGGAGCAATGAGAAAGGTCATCCTTCTTCATCATCGTGGACGCCTCCTCAGCAGTGAGGCTCTTCAGTACCGTCCGGATCTCCTCGGGTGTGTACCAGTACACCGAATAGAACATGTCCTGGTAGTCACGTTCCTTGCAGGCAACGCGCGTGGACAGTCGCTTGAACATGTTGTAGATCATGCCGGGATTATCGGCAAGGATCTCCTTGTTCTCGTAGGCCCACAGTAGGCATTCCTGCTTCAGGTCATCCGCCTCCACCACCCGCCATTCGCGAGCAACGGCCTTACCGGCACGGCCAGCGATCTCCGCAATCTGTTCCCAGTCCAGAACCTTCATTGATTCCCCTACTTAATATCAGTGATCTCGGTAGCGTCGAGACGCTTGTTTCCGCGACTCCACTTACCGCAGTCGGCACAGCGGTACCGCTGATAGACCGACATGGACGTGTAAGCCTTGCCTTGCATCTTCAGTTCAGGCCCACCACAGTTCGGGCAGACAAGCTCATCACTCTCGCTGTAGAGGCGATGATTCGGATGGGAGGGAATCCAGGGCATCAGCTTGTCGTAGACCCGCTCGGTAATCACAACGTCCTGCATGTTGTACTTCCGCATCAGGGCCCAAGCCTTCTCGTCCCCAGAGAGACAGTCCACCCAAAGCTGATGACCCGTGTGGGGCGTCTTCCCGCCCACTCCAAGCTTCTGTGCCACATAGTCCAGCTTGTTGGTAGGGAAGCGAAACTGGCGCTTCACCACCTTCAGAAGGTCCACCTGAGCGAATGGCGCGGGCGGCTCCATGTCAGCCTCAAGGAACTCCCGATTGAGGTGGGGAATGTCGAAGCGCTGACCATTGAAGTGAACGACCACATCGGCCTCAGAGAGGAGCTTGTGAGCCGCCTCCAGCATTGCCGCCTTGCCGTGCTGCTTGACGCTGAAGAACATGACCTGCTTCTTGTCATGCCACTTGGCGGCAAAGCACAGCACCTCACCGGACTCAATGAGCTGAGAGAGACCGACGTTCGTATTCCACAGAGACCAGACGTGAGCCAAGTTCGGCGAGGTCTCCAAATCCAGAGTAAGTACCTTCACTTAAGAATCCCCTCCACTCGACCATCCTTGTAGTGAACGAAGCCTTCGTAGCCCTTCATCCACTTGTGTGAGTACTCCTGGTCAAGGTATTCACCTGCGGGCTCACCGTAGATCGACGGAATCTCGTCTCCATCACCACCCCACAGTTCTGACCATCGATCCCCACAGCATGAGCAATCGCCCTGACCGTCGAAGTACAGGCCAATCCCAGTGGCTATAGAGTTGGCCTCCTCGTAGCAGTCAGCCTCAACGATGACAAAGCATGAGATGCCTGCGCGCTCGTCATAGTCGAAACCTCCACCACTGTTGTTCTGCCTGTAGGTGAAGAACGGCACTATGCGCTACCTTCCCGGTCGTTCATGTCGGCCTTCTTGAGATATACGGCTACATCCTTGGCGATCTGCTCAGACCTCCAGGTGCCAAGATGCCAGCCCTGGCCTGCCGGATTGATTCGGGTCACCATGAACCCCTCACCGAGATAGTCAGGTGAGACCTGGTATCGAAAATCCACTACCTTGACTGCCCGAGTCACTTTGCAGCCTCCCAGCGCTCAATCTCCATCTCAATGTTCTTGATGGCCTTGCGAAGGTCCTGCACGGCGTCTCCCTTCAGGCCCGCCCGCCACAAATACTTGATGGCTGACCCGACAAAGAAGGGGAAGGCGCCCACGATCTCCTTGCACTCAATCCCGCTGGGGTGAGAGGTGTAGTGCGAGGGGTGCTCCACCTGGTCACCCTTGGGCGGGGTAGGCCCGCTCTGCTTCGAGAAGTAAGCAACCTCGTCGGGGAACACGTACCTCACAGAGAGGCCCTTTATCCCCGGATAGTCAAGCTCAAGCTCTGTCTCATGAAAACACCACGTGTCCATATCCTTGGACTCATTAACCTCCACCTCGTAAGGGAAGACAGTGTCGGGGTGGACGGCGACGACCATCCCAGTAAGGCCCTTGTAGATGCCGGAGGTGATCCTTACGTGATCCCCGTCGGTGAACTTCTCGTTGTAGTCATACTCGAAGGTTTCCATCAGAGTCCAATCAAATTACGGACGGCGTCACGGCCTGAAGAAAGGTAGAGGGAGTTCACATCATGCCCGTTAGGCATCGGGATGACCTTCGCGTTTGGAAGCTGACTGGCTACCTTGTCCGCGAACTCTATTCCCTGTCCCGCGTCGTCACTGTCGGCGAGAATGAAGACGGTTTCGTATCCGAGGAAGGCAGGGGCGAAATGTTCTCGCCATCCCGAGACTCCTGCCACTCCGACAGCGGGTATCCCGCATGCCACAGCAGCAAGAGCGTCCATCTCTCCTTCAGTGATTGCCACATAGGGGCTCCCTCCAATAAGAGCCTTGGTGTTGTAGAGGCGGGGCCGGTCTCCGGGAAGGCTGTAGTACTTCCCATGACCCGCATCCTTGCAGGAATGGTCTTCAATGCACCGGAACCTGATGGTTGCCGTGTACTTGGCGCCAGCGGGGCGGAGGTAGGGAATAGCCAGCATCCCTCGCGCCCTCTCATGGCCAGGAATAGGGTTCTCAACGAATCCCAGAGCGAAAGGTTCTCCGTCCAGTCCGCGTCTTGCTATGTACTCCTCTGCCGGACTGCCGGTGTACGCCTCCGCGTACCTCTTCATCGCCTGTGCCGTATCGCTGCCGGGCTTCACTGAAAGGGATACCTTCCTGGGCTTGGATGATGTCGTAGCTGTCGCCCGACATGCCGCAGGCGAAGCACTTGAAGCGGTTCTGCTTGGGGTGGACGGAAGCGCTCGCATTCCGTTCCCCATGGAAGGCGCATCGCACCTTCACCCATCGATCTGCATCGGGTATCGCGTCGAACCCGTACGACTCAAGGACTTCCCGAATGCTTGGCTTGCTCATGGCTCCCACGTCACAAGTTATGAGGCATTAAAAGGGGGCGAACGGAGACTTGATGCGCCTCGCTTCCCGAAGTCGCTCCAGTCGCGCCTTGTCCTCTGCGGTCTGCTGACGGGCCTGCACAGGGAACCTGTACGCACGGGTGGGGCGCTTCTGCTCCTGGTAGGCCGTGAAGGAATACCGGGTAACCGCCTTCTCCAGAGGGTCAGTCACTCGACGGCCAACCGTCGCCTGCTTGTCGGCGGTCGTGTTGGAGCGAACCTTGATGGAGGCGTTGCCGTACTCACGCATGAACGAGGAAACCTTCCTGAACTTACCGAACTTACTGAACTTACTGCCCGTCACGATGGTGAAGCCGTTCCCCGAGGATTCTCGGGGCTGGCGGGTCCTCCAGGTAGGACGCGGCATTCCTGGCTATCTGGGGGTCATCCCGCAGACCTCGCGCTAGGAGCTGCCGGTTGCACCGGGCACAGCACAGGCCCCGGACAACTCCCGTCCTGTGGTCGTGGTCCACGTCCAGGCGCTTCGAGCGGGACTGCTTGCACACCGCGCACACGCCCCCCTGAGCCTCTAGGAGCTGGTCATACTCGCCTTCGCCCAGGCCGTACGTCGCCTGCACCCTGGCCTCATGGCTGGCCTTGCTCCTGGCCCTCCGCTGGCACGTCAAGCAGACCCGCCCCCGAGGGGAGAAGAACCGCTCAGCCCGGTTCCTGTCGCATCGCTGGCACTTCCTGTAGCCCTTCCTGGTCACGTTCCACCCCCCACCTTCCCCACGTCACAAGTTATTAGTCAAAATTTTTTGCAGCCTCAGAAAGCTGCTTCCTCTATCTCGGTCAATGAGAATCGATCGGTGTCGAACCTATAGGACACGAAGGTGTTGCCGCTCGGGTCCGAAAATCCCTCTCGGTTCTTCACTGGGGAGATGTGAAGAGTCTGTCCGTTCATCCCATCCACTTCCTTATGGATAGTCAAGACCATAGACGGCACTCGCCCAATCTTACCCTTGATTCCGCTGAGGGGAATCGGTTTGAGTCCATCAGAGAACTCGCCTGTCACGTGATGGAGGGCAAGAACATGAGCCCCGGTTTCCTTCGCCATGGAGTTGGCCCAGTCACACATGCCTTCCAGGCCGAAGGTGAAGGACTCGGCATCGCCCGCCTCGTTATCGAGGTTGGTAATGTTGTCCAAAACTATCAGATGCGGGGCCAGTCCATAGACTTCCGTATAGCAAGCCACCTTGACTTCTACATCATCAATACTCGGCTGCGCTGCGAAGTCAAACCGTAGCCACCATCTCTCAGCAAGGATGTTCTCGATATCGTCAAGGTCATCCTCCCTGACCTTAGTCTTCATGATCCGGCTAGGTATGTCCGTCAGCATAGTCCCTGCTCGGGTTAGCTGAGTGGCTGCATTAGAGTCGCACGAGAAGTAGAGGACCGGTCGATTACATTCAATGGCCTCCTTGAGGGCCACCATGGACTTACCGGTACCAGGACCGGCCGCGACAATGGAGAACTCTCCTCGCCTGAACTGGGCCTCATACTTTTCAAGCCCCGGGAAGGGGGACGGGAGGGGTTCACCCGACTCGCCCCTAGCCCTCCGGACCTGTGGGAGTGAGAACACTTACTGTCTTCCTTCTACTTCCAGTATGCCATGGAACTTCCCACGACACAAGTTATTTCCCAAATAAAAAGGCTACGGCTCCATCGAGTACAGGAAGCAACTGTCCTTCACTGTGCACGCGAAGCAATGACTCCCCGGGTTGGCCGACCAAAGGTCATTGTCACGGATAGCCGTGGTGGCCTCGTACTGGGTGGCGAGCCACCTCGCCGTAAACGGGCGGAGATCGACCGGCTTCGTCGTAGTTCCCGTCTTCCCTAGCCACCAATCCCCCCAGTTCACCTTAACGCCATAGGTCATCTCCAGAGCAACCCGATAGGTTGCTAGCTGGATCACAGCCTTTGTGGTTCCGGTCTTGATGTCCCGGACCACGAGACCAAGGTAGGGGTCTTCCACTACCTGATCAATAAATCCCTTGACCCTAACCCCGTAAAGGTCGATGTCGAAGGGAAGCTCCAACGCCTTCTGACCATCCGGCGTGGTCCAGATAGACGAGTCGTCATCCTCTGCCCAGTCCAGGTAGGACCGGACCTGATCGGCCCCTGCCTTGCGCCGGTTGCGAATGTCCGTCTGAGGCTTTGTCCGGCCCCCTGCCATCCACATCCCGTAGTCCGGCTGCCGGGCCTGGGCTTCCTCCACGAGGGCGTCATACGACCGCTCAAACACTCCCACAGCGGCCTCTACGTCCATGGACCGTCCTGAGCGCTCGTACTCCTCTATGGCGGAGTGCACGGCTGTCCCGTGATGGAACCACGCGGCTTCCCGCTGGGGCACCTTCTCCACTCGGGCCAGCCGGTGAGCCTCGGAGCATTGGGCAAGTGTCGTGTGCTGGCTAACGCTGGTCGGCTTCACGGCTGTTCTTTCTTCCGGGTGTAGAGGCGGACGATCGGGTGTGCGCATCCAGGCAGGATCTCGGATTTCCACTTGTGTCTGATCACCATGGCGCTTTCATAGGCGACCAATGCACCAACCTTCTCTTCGATAACTTCCCACTCGTCTTCCCTAATCTCTGGATGATGGGTAACCCTGAGCGAGGTCCCCCGCTCATGGGCATCGCACTCGACACGGTATCGAGTTGCGGAAGAGGTAACTACCCTGGATGAAACGAATCCCCCTACAGCTCCTACCAGGTACCGAGTGACTTCCCTGCCAACGGAAATCATATGCATTGGATTATCGATTTGGTGAATCAAATCGCAGTCACCCTCTTGTGCTTGTTCCTAAGAACCAGTACACCCGACCCGTTCCCACGAGTCAAGTAATTATAAAGGTGGGGTGGATCACCCCCCAAGAACCTAGGCCAGGGATGAGCGCCTGGCCCTGGTTCTCACGACTCCTGGTCGTCCGCCTCCGGAGGTAGTCTGAAGAGCTTCAGGAACTCCTCAGAAGGCTTATCGAGTCCTTCAGGCCAGCGGATAACCAGATCCTCGTCTGACGGCTCCCTGCGCACGAACCGCCACTTCCAAGTTGCGTCGTAGACAAGGACGCTATGCCGGAGCCTTCGCCGGAAACCTGGAAGCTCCCGCCCCAGCTTCGTGCCGCTCACGTCCTCGCCATCCATGTCCCTCATGTGGCACCGAAGGAGCTGTGCTTGCCTTGCCTGCCCGTCCCCCGGCTGGATGTCGTACGGGATGAACTTGTACTTCGCCCGACCTTCAGCCTTTGGCATGTACCCGATCGAGGCGAGACGCCACTGAACGGCCTGCTCGGTGATCTTCTCACCCGTCTCCCTGGAGAAGTACTCCGCCATCTGGGCGTACGTCACACCACCAGCGCTGTGGATGTTCTTCAACTCGTACGCATCGGGAAGGATTGGGGGGCGGCCCGGGGTACCCATGACTGGGCTCCTTCTACTCAGGTAACTTGTTCTGTTGGTCGCTCAACACGTTACATCCCCGTTTCCCACAACACAAGTTAGCCCAGGCCCGATAACAGCCTGTGACCCCCGTCACACTATTGGTGTCTAGTGTCCTATCTGCGGCTTTGCGGACTTCATCTTACTTATGACAGGTATGAAAACAAAACCCTCCGGTAGGTATCGGTTGTGAGGTAGCCCACACGCCTCAAACTTGTGTCGTGGGAAACCTCCTGCTACACTAGAACTAAAATAGTTAGTAGGGACTCCTTAGGGAGTCCCTTACTTAGTTATAGAACTTACTTCTACTAGTTTCTCAGGTAAGTTCAGTAAGTTAGGTTCCTTCACTGGAGAAGTGAAGGTCTCCTGGGTTGATCTCCCGTCGGCAGGGACTAGACCTCTTCTGGTCGCCCCCACGGTAGAGATCCCCAGGCGTTCCAGGGCGAAGGCAAGACAAGGAACCCTTCGCCCTGAAGACTTCCCTGGCCCACTCCCGCGAAGGGTGAAGCTGACACACCACGCCCCAAGGTGGTCCAGCAGTCAGTAGGTGGGCTGGGGGTTTGTTCAGTAAGTTCAGTTACTTGTGGCGTGGGATGGGGGTGGTGGTCATGCCTCGCGCCCCGATGATCTGCCTGGAGGCCGGATGCCTGGCTAGGGCAGTCCGCAGAGGCCGGTGTGACGAGCATGCCCCAGAGCCCTGGCAGGGCTCTTCCTGGAGGCAAGGGAAGCCGAGGGGCTGGGATCGGATACGGAGAGAGGTGCTACGACGTGATCGCTTTGTGTGCGGTCTTTGCCGTGGCGGAGGCGCTGACAGCGTTGATCACATTGTGGCTCGTGCTCATGGGGGTTCTGAGCATCCTTCTAATCTCCATGCTGTGCATCGCCTATGCCACCAGAGAAAAACCCAAAGAGAAGCCAGAGAACGATAGCAAGGAGACTTGATATGGCTAGTTGGACTCCCCGTCTTACGAACGTCAAGGGCACTGATGGCACTGTCACGAGTGGCATCTACTCGAAGACTGGCGATGTGGTCGTGTTTACGGCTGACATTGTCGCCAAGAAGCCCACTCTGTCCGCCGACAGTGCGGGGTTTGGACTGACCCTCCCTGTACCGGCCAAGACTGGTACGCGATGGCTCTTCGAGCTGAACCTTGATGGCCGAGACGCTGATCCTGCTTCTCTTCAGTCTGGTCAGGGTCTTGTCTATGCCGGTTCGGACGGCTCGCAGATCGATCGCCTTCGCATCGTCCAGGACGTGTATCCGAGCAAGGATTCCCAGTACACCACTCTCACGAACCTGACGTTCTTCGAGGGCTCCCAGGAGGGCTATCCGAGGGGCGAGATTGTCACCGTGACCGGCTCCTACATTGCCGCCTAGTAGTACCTGCCCCTTCGGGGGCTTCCTTCGCTCATAGCTCAACTGGCAGAGCATCGGATTGTTAATCCGAGGGTTCCTGGTTCGAGTCCAGGTGGGCGAGCTTCGCAGAAGGCCAGCCGAAAGGGATGGTTATAGACAGGAGGGCGAAAGGCCATGGCGAGATACCCCAAAGAGTCCCCAATGCGACGGAACAAGCGCGCTGAGATCGAGCTGACGGGCCAGCGGGTGAAGGCTCCAGTCCTCCGAAACGGAGATCGGTACAGCCAGGAAACTCTTGACTGGTGGATGACGTGGATCAACTCTCCGCAGGCTGAGGCATTCCTTGCTACCGACTGGGAACGACTTCAGATGCTTGCAGTACTGGTGAACGACTACTACCTGAAGCCCACAGTGGGAAAGATGGCAGAGATTCGCCAGAACGAGACTCTTCTTGGGGCTACGGTCCTCGATCGCAAGAAGACCCTCATGAAGGGCCAGGACGGCAGGTTCCTCACTGCTGAGAACAACCCCCAGGAGCAAGCTCCCAGCGTCTCTGATGAGGAGCTGTACGGGATGCTGAACGGGGGTCTGTGATGGCTCAGACAGGCAATGCCAACGACCCTCTTCCGAAGGGCACTAAGAGCCTTGGCCCCCAGATCATCCAGTGGGCCCACAAGTACATTGTTCAGCCAGACGGCGAACACGCTGGCAAGCCTTGGAAGTTCACCAAGGAACAGATGAACTTCATCATGAGAAAGTATGCGCTGAAGCCTGATGGTTCATGGCTGTATCCAACTGCTTGCCTTCGCCGAAGTAAGGGGTGGGGAAAGACGCCCCTACTTGCCGCTCTGTGCATCATCGAGTTTGTTGGCCCTTGTCGCTTCTCCCACTGGGACAAGAACGGCAACCCTGTAGGCAAAAGGGTTCCTCTTCCCTTGGTTCAGATCGCTGCCACCTCTGTGGATCAGTGTGGACAGACGATGGACATGCTTCGAGGAATGCTTACCGAGTCTCCCGCTGAGCAGGAGTTCGGTATTGATGTTGGCAAGGGCATGATCCAGTTCAACAAGGGTCCAGGAAAGATTGTCCCCGTCACTGCCTCCTCTCGTGGTCTGGAAGGTGGACGGCCAACCTTTGTCCGGCCCCGGTGGGCTAGCTCCTGCCGGGGTCGGGCATCTTCGCTGTACTTGATGAAACACATCACTGGGTCTCCTCGAACCAGGGCCAGCACGTCTACGAGGTCATCGACCGCAATATCCGCAAGACTGCCAAGGCTGGCAGCCACTACGTAGAGACCACGAACTCTTACAGTCCCAACGAAGACTCTGTAGCCCAGCGGACCCATGAAGCCTTCCTGAACGGGGCTGGAGGTCTCCTGTATGACTGCATCGAGGCCGACCAGGACTCCATTGACCTTCGGGACGAGGAGGCCGTTAAGCGGGGCCTCAAGCAGGCGTACGGCGATGCCGTGTGGGCTGACATTCAAAGCCTCTGGGAAGCCATCTGCGACCCTCGTACGCCCGCTGCCGTGGCGTACAGGTTCTACCTCAACAAAGTTCAGGAAGATGCGGATGGCTGGATGGTCAAGGCTGAGTGGGATGCCTGCTTCGATGAGGACGACCCCATTAAGCCGGGTGACCAGATAGCCGTTGGGTTTGACGGAAGTATCCGAGGAGATAGCACAGGTCTCGTAGGCTGCCGTCTACGGGACGCGAAGCTATTCACGCTGGGGCTCTGGCAGAAGCCCGAGCATGCTGACGAGGACTGGGAAGTTGATGTCCTGTCCGTTGAGGCTGCTGTTCAGAATGCCTTCGAGGAATACCGGGTGGAGTGGCTGTATGCCGACCCTCCGTTCTGGCAGGAAAACATTGGTAGATGGTCAATCCGTTGGGAAGACAGGGTTTTCGAGTTCTGGACAAACAAGCCTACTCGGATGGCTGTCGCCACGGAGAGGTTCCGTACCGCTGCCATGGTTGGAGACCTCAAGCACGACGGCAACAAGTCCTTGTCTCGGCATGTCCTCAACGCCGTAACAAGAGAAGTCCCCCAAGGGACTCTGATTACTAAGGAATCCCCTAAGTCCAAGCGGAAGATTGACCTGGCTGTCTGTGCCATTTTGGCGATGGAGGCTCGGGCCGATGCTATCGCTGATGGACGGATGAAGATCCGAAAGAAACGTATCATCACGTTGTAAGGAGCTACCCGCCTATGTTGGGTACTTTCACTAACGGCGGGTATGCCACCAAGCCTAAGACTATCCTGGACTGGCTTATCTTCATGGAAGGTAAGCTTGCCTCCCGCCAGGCCGATATCCGCCGGTACCAGACCTACTATGACGCCAACGAAGAGACATTGGCCTTCGCTCAGCAGAAGTTCTTCAATGAGTTCGGCCCGATGTTCAAGGGTTGGCGGGACAACTTCTGTGCCCTCGTCGTGGACTCCGTATCCGAGCGGCTTGAGGTACAGGGCTTCCGGATGACTGAGGATGCCGAGGCCGACAAGGAAGCCCATGAGATATGGCAGCGGAACGGCCTGGATGCCGACTCCAACAGTGCCCATATCTCCGCCCTCGTGGCCGGTGACGCCTATGTCATCGTGTGGCCGGACGAGGATGGCGAACCTGTCATCTCCGTAGAGTCCTCGGAAGAGGTCTATGTCTACTACCAGCCTGGTTCTCGTGGCATCGCCCAGGCCGCCATCAAGAAGTTCTTCGATGACTGGGGAACCGAGTACATCACTCTGTGGACGCCGGATCAGGTTGCCACCTCCTATAAGGAGGAGGGGGACAAGGTCTGGAAGTCACCGAGGGTATCCCCTAACCCTCTTGGGGTCGTCCCTGTCGTCAAGCTGAGCAATCGTAAGCGTCTCAGGAGTAGGGGCATCGGCTCCACTGGGGACCGTCCCTTCTCTGAGCTGCATCCGGTCATTCCTATCCAGGATGCGATCACGAAGATTGCGGCTGACGCCATCGTCGCATCCGAGTTTGCCGCCTACCCCCAGAGAATCATCACAGGTCTTGAGTTTGCCGAGGACAGGAACGGCGATGCCGTATCCCCTATCCAGTCAGCCATTGACCGGATGATCCTTCTCGAAGGCGACGGGATCAACTTTGGCCAGTTCCAGGCGGCTGACCTCAAAAACTATGTGGACATGATTACCCTTCTGGTTCAGCACATCAGTACTGTATCCAGGGTCCCCCCGCATTATTTCTTGATCAATGGCGGACAGAATCCTTCAGGGGAAAGCATTCAGAGCGCCGAGGCGGGGCTTGTCGCTAAGGCCCGTGAACGAATGCTCCACTTCGGTGAGGCTTGGGAAGCTGTCATGCGTCTGGCATTTCGCATCAAGAATGATGCTCGTGCTGACGCATACACGTCTGAGGTTATCTGGCGTGATCCCGAGTACCGCTCTCAGGCGGTAGCTACGGATGCGGCTATCAAGCTCTACCAGGCTGGCATCATTCCCCGCTCTCAGGCGGCTGAGGATCTGGGTTACACCCCTCAGCAGTTTGAACGCTGGAAAGACCAGCTTGAGGAAGAGAAGCGTGAGCGCATGAAGGAACAGAGGCAGATGGCTGCTGTTACTGGCGCTCAAGGCGGCTCCGCTCCGGCTGGTAACGGTTCTAAGGCTTCCGATGAGAAGCCTGCCAGTAACCGAAACAACGCGGCTCGCAAGACTGGCGAGTCCAAGTAACCGAGTCTTTTGCATAGGCCGTTCCCGGAAGGGGGGCGGCCCTTTTTCATGCCTGAAAGAGGTATCCCCATGAGTGACCAGAACACCGAGATCAACGAGGGCCAGGAGCCGGTTGCCGAAAAGGCTGCTTCGGAGGCCGTTGATTACAAGTCTGAGGCGGACAAGTGGAAGCACCTGAGCCGCACGAACGAAGGGAAGCTCCGGGCGGCCCTGCGTGAGCTGGACGAGCTTCGCCAGGCCCAGATGACTGACCAGGAGCGAGCCCTTGAGACTGCTCGCGCTGAGGGCCGTAAGGCGGCTCTTGCCGAGTTCGGTCAGGAACTCACCTTTGCTCAGATCACCGCCGAGGCCGCCAAGGCTGGCGTGAACCTTCCCGAGGGTGTCACGGGATTCATCGACACCTCTCGACTGCTTGGCGAGGACGGGCGTCCTAACTCTGACGCCATCTCTCAGTTTGTGGCTTCCTTCTCCGCTTATCAGGCGCCGAAGGCTCCGGACTATCCCTCTGCCAATCAGCTTGGCCTTGGTCCGCAGGGTGGCTCTGGTCCTACCCAATACACGCGTGAGGACCTTCGTCGGATGAGTCCTGCGCAGATTACCGAAGCGCATGAGAAGGGCCATCTTGACGCCCTTCTGAATGGTTCTATCTAAGGAAACAACTATGGCTGTTGCACCCACTCATACTCAGGATCCGAACGGCACTACCTATCACGCTGGTGGCGCCGGTTTCGCCAAGCAGGCTCCTAACCATACTTTCTCTCCGGACCTTCATGGCATCACGGGCACCTTCATTCCGGAGATTTGGGGTTCGCGTCTTATCCAGGACCTTGAGTCCGATCTTGTTTTTGGTGCCCTGACTAACCGAACCTATGAGGGCACGCTTCGCGGCCCGGGTGATGTCGTCAAGATCCCGCATATCATCTCTGATTCCATCCATGTCCAGGGTGGCACCCTTGGCCTCTCCCCGAGCGGTAAGCCTGTTCCGGGTGACGGCAACGGCGAGAACTCCGGTGCCGCCTATGCGACCTTCGACCACTTCGACCGACTGTCGAATGACTTCCTTGAGATGCGGATTGACCAGGGTCGCACCTGGGGCTTTGAGGTGGATAACCTCCACCAGATGCAGACTCAGGGTATTGCCCTGATGCAGAACCTTACGGCTCAGTCTGCTCGTGCTCTTGCTGAGAGCGTTGACAAGCACATCGTGAAGACGATCAAGTCCGCTGTTAAGGGCAAGGATCTCAACTGGGGTGACATCAACCTTCACGGCAAGGTTCTGGCCCTGGACCTTACTCCGGAGGATGAGAAGGCTTCGAAGAGTTCTAAGACGCCTGCGGATGGCCTGTCCAAGTTTTACGAGCAGCTTCTTGTTGCTCAGACTGAGCTGAATATTCGCAATGTTCCGACTGCTGGTCGCGTCCTGGTTATCGGTCCGCAGGAGTACGCTGACCTGCTTCGTGATGAGCGATTCATTCAGGCTCATCGCATGGGCGATTCCACCAGCATCATGCGTACGGGCATTGTCGGCACCATTCTGGGCATGCCGGTTCGCGTCTCCAACTCCATTGGTCGTCACCTGGACTATGAGCCGGGCAAGAACCCGCACTATGACGGTGTTCCCTTTGTTCGCGCTCCGCACTCGGAGACTCGTGGTATCTACGGTGTCCTCATGAACTCTGAGTGTGTCTCCTTTGCGCACACCCTGTCGGACCTTGAGGCTTTCCGCCCGGAGAAGAAGTTCACTGACGCCGTTAAGGGTCGCATGATCTTCGGTACGAAGGTTATCCGTCCGGAGCAGATGGTTGTCTTCGGTGACCTCAAGGAACTGGGTGTTGAGGTGCCCGCCGAGCCGGAGGTTCCGAAGAAGGCATAACGATACCTATCGAGAGGGGGTGGCATGGCTAACCTCGTGTCCTTTGAGGATGTTGCAGCTCAGCAGGGCCGCGACCCCTCGGACTATTCAGAGCAAGAGAAGGTACAGATAGGGGCCTTCATCGAGGCCATCTCTGGAATCATCATCTCTATCTGTGGCACCGACTTCCAGTTCCACGAGAACGAGACCACCTACCTTGATGTCGAGTGGGATACAAACCTGGTCATCCCTCACGGGTATCGCCCTGTGAAGAGAATCCGGGAGGTCTGGTTCTCCGACTTGACCGGTGACGAGGAGAAGGTAACCCCTGTCTCCGACTGGACATTCCTGCGGGGGCATCTATGGAGGAATCCAACCTGGATGCCCTCGAACCTTGGGCACAACCCGAAGGTTGGCCTTCGCCTGGACTACGGGTACAAGGAAGTACCCGAGGACATCCGAGCCGTTGTGGCTTCCGAGGTTGTTCGGTGGATGGTCCAGACTCCTGGCATCAAGTCGGAGAAGGTTGGCGATCTCGAAGTCAACTATGGCTCCACCTCTAATGCCCTCTCTTCGTCCGGTCGATCCCTTCTGAAGAAGTACACCGACCGCTTTCGCTCAGCGAAGGTGGTGCGCTGGTGACCTACCACTACAGAACTCCGGTCGCCATCTACAAGACAAAGCTCGTCAAGGATGCCTACGGCCAGCACAGAGAGACCGACTACCAGTCGCCCGTCTGGTCCGGTATGGCTTCTATGCAGCCCTGGAAGACCAAGGAAGCCAAGACTGAGAGTGATGTCTCTCAGGAGTGGTTCAACGTCTACATCCCGAAGGCCCTCGCTCTGAACTCCACAATGCGGCTCGTCGCCAAGAAGGTGGAGTACGAGATCGATGGAGATCCTGAGCAATGGCCCTTCGGCTACCTCCATTACACCCGGATCAACATCTGGAGGGTTGGCCCCTGATGGCTGGCAGGTCTGAAGTATTCATTGATCCGACTTTCCCTTATGAGGCTTGCGCCACTCCCGAGATGGAAGCCTTGGTAGTCAGGGCGATGCAGATTGCCTACAACTCCGTCTACAAGGCAGCCCCTAAACGTGGCCCTGGTCCTGCCTCCAACGGCCAGTTCCCACACAAGGGCTCTTACGCTGCTGGCCTTTCCATTGAGAAGGAACTGAGGGGTTACGGGTGGGAAGCAAGCCTTAAGGTCTCTGCCGTGAACTGGCACTTTGTTGAGTTCGGCTTCCGGGATCGTGCAGGAAGGGAACATAAGGGCCTTCACCTGCTTGAGAAGGGCCTCAAGAAAGCTGCTGCCGAGTTGAGGAAGGCTAGATGAGAGTTGACCCCGCAGAGGTCTTGGTTACCTATCTGGAGTCCATAGAGGAGTTCGAGGGAGTATTCATCTCCGCCGATGCGATCGGCAGAGAGGTGGGTACTCCCTCAGTCATTTGTGACGCTCATGGTGGCGAGCGCACGGTGAGGGGAACTATGGACCGCTTCGACTTCACCATCAACACCTACGGAAAGTCGAAGCGCGAGGCTGCCGGGCTGGCTTATGCCGTCCGAGAGTACTTGCTTGAGTCCCTTCCCAATCAGGTCGTCTTGGGCTCCTATGTCGCTGACGTGGTTGAAATAGACGCCCCCGCATCATTCCCTGACGACTTCTCCAGGGAAGCAAGGTTCATTCACAGCTTGTCCATCTACGTCTTTGAGGTTGACCCTGGGCGTAGTACATGAAGAACTAAGAAGGAATATCTATGGCTGCTAACAACACTAGCAACGTGCGGTTTGCCCCCAACGGGCGGCTGCTTGTTCGCAAGTACGATGACCGAAAGAAGGTTCTTCGTGCTGGCAATGACATTCTCGATCCGGGCAAGCCTCTCCCTCAGGAAGGCGAGAATGCCTGGCATGAGATGGGTTGGGTTACGGCCGATGGTGTCGAACTGACCCCTTCCATTAAGACCTCTGAGGTTGAAGCCTGGCAGTCGGCGACGCCAATTATCTACAGCGTGGAAAGCGCCGCCCTCCAGGTGAAGGCGACTCTCATGGAGGTCAACCCCACTGTCACTCAGACGTATTTCGGTACTGACTGGGTTGAGATTGATGGTCTTGAGGGCGTCTACGGTCTGGATATCAAGTCCAACCCGGACCTTTCCGAGATCGTCATGGCTATCGAGTGGGAGGACGGCAAGGACCGTAACCGCCTCATCATCCCGCACGCGATCGTGTCGGACCGGGATTCCATCAAGCTGACCCGCAAGGACAACCAGGAATTCGGTCTCACCATTGACGCCCTGGATGAGGATGGCGAGCTGGCCAAGCTGGTGACCACGAAGAACATGTCTGGCTCCGGTGGCGGCAAGCCTGAGCCGAAGCCGGGCAAGCTTCCCGCTCAGCCGAAGATCAAGGCCGACTTCTCCGTCGGCAAGAAGTAACCGAACTTACTGAATTAACTGGAGTTTGCAAATGGCAACTTTCAAGAAGCCGATCGAGGTTGCGATCACCGACGCAGGTTTCAATGACGCCAAGTACGGCCGGGCGGATGTCTTCAAGATCGAAGCCGGTCTAAACGCTGAGACTGCGAAGGAGATCAAGCCTTCGCTTGCCACTCAGGGCGAGATCACCAAGACCGAGCTTTCTATTGACGAGCTGACGACTGCCTTTGGCGCGACCGTCAAGGTTGGCGACAAGATCAATGTTGTGGTTACCGCCATGAACGGTAAGGGCAACTCGTCTCCCTCTGAGGTTGTGCCGGTTGACGTCACCGCCGAACACATTGAGGTGGTGCTCAAGGCTCCGGCAACGGCGGAGGTTGAAGCCGAGTTCAAGAAGGATTCCTCTAAGTAGGGTCCCCTTTCCTTAAGGCTTTAGGGAGCGCGCCTCAAACGCTCCCTTCTCTCTTCTCTCAATCAAGACTATTTTTACGAGGTACACATCATGGCTGCTGCCGTTAAGAAGACTGCTGCCCCGAAGAAGGCTGTTGCCGCTCAGGCCATGGAGAATGAGGCCACTGACACTTCGGGCGAGTTTGAGTTCAAGGGTGTTACTTTCACTGTCCCGAGTCAGATGGATATGCCGTTCGCGGTCCTCAAGGCCATCCGGACTGGTGACGAGATAGACATTGTTGCTGCCATGCTTGGCCCTAAGCAGTGGGCCGCCTTCGAGGACTCCGAGCCGACTATTGGTGAGTTCCAGGAGTTCACGGAGAAGGTTGCTGAGGTTGCCGGGTTTGGTGACCCGGGAAACTGATGTGGGTTGCCCATGTCCTCAACGAGTATCCCGAAGAGCTAGAGGCGGACCTTCTACAGTTCTTTGGGGTTGACCTCTTGGACCTGTGGCATAACCGGCTCTCCCTCCGAAGGGTCTGGGTTCTGTCCAAGAGACTCATGAGCATGCATGGGCAAGCGGCCCTTCCCTCCGCCTTCGATGAGTCCCTTTCCTGGGGCACCAAGGAACATCTCATGGCCAAGGTGTCCGATGCCCTTGAAGTGGCCAACTGGATGTTCTTGCGCGCTAACAGTGACGAAGAAGTTCCATTCCCTGAGCCTGTGCCTCGACCTGGTCAAGAGAAGCCTGAAGAGAAGCCCAAGAAGATGGCCTCTACTGTCGAGCTTTCCTCTTTCCTTAACCATCTCAACTCACAGCTCTAGGGAGTGCATATGGCTGACGCACCTGGTATCCGCACAGCTACAGGCTATGTTGATGTCCGGCCACGCATCAATCAGGCTGCCCTGACCACGTTTGCGAACAATCTCGTGAAGTCCCTGGACCGTGCCGGGGCTAAGGCCGGTGAAGGATTCGCCACGGCCTTTACGAGGGCTGCTGCACGGTCCTCCATCAACCTGACCCCTCTCATGCAGAGGGCCAACGCGGAATCCGCTACGGGCGGGCGTCGAGCTGGTGAGGCTTACGGACAGGGCCTGTCTACTGGCGCCGAACCCGGCATGGCCAAGCTGGCTGCCGAGATGGCTGCCATGAACACCCGGCTCACAGCCCTCCAGGCCGCCGCAGGGCGGCAGGCTGGTACAGCCATGGGTGCTGGCCTGGGTACCGGCCTGACTACGAGTGTGGCGACTACGACGGCGGGCGCTAGTGCCCTTCTGGCGAGGTCCGGGCGGACAGCTGGTACCGCGTGGGGTCGCAGCTACTATGCGGCTGCTACTGACGAGGTAGGTAATGCCAGGAAGTTCCTCAACAAGCATCTCAAAGCCGTAGAGAACGAGGTCACTGCTTCGGCAAACCGTCTTAGAGATACGGGCCAGGTTCTTACTCGTAGCCTGACTACTCCCATCCTGGCCATAGGTACCGCTGTTTCCCTTATGGGTATCAAGTATGCGGATGCCATGAACACGGCTCAGAAGCGCATGGAGTCCATGGGTGCTTCTGCCAAGGATTCAGCTAAGTCCCTCACTGACCTTAACAACTTCGCTATCAAGACCCCGTTCGCTTTCGACGGCATGGCCCTTGCCGTTACGCGAATTATGTCTGTCGGCAAGTCTGCCGGTGAGGCCACTAAGGAGATCAAGGCATTCGCTGACATGGCGGCTGCCCGTGGTGTTCAGGACACGCAGACATTCAATCGCGCCCTTAAGGGCTTCACGGATGTCCTGTCCTCGGGCACGGTCCATGCCCAGGACCTTAACCAGCTCGTCAATGCTGGTATTCCTATCTACAACGACCTAGCGGAACAGCTTTACGGTTCCCGGGATGCCGTAGGTAAGGTCAAGGACGCCATGAAGGGCGGGGAGATTTCTTCCCAGCAATTCGAAAAGGCGATGGGGAAGGCTTGGAAGAGGTACAAGGATAGCGCCGAGGGTGCCGCCACTTCCATCACCGGTTCCTTCCAGAACATGTTTGAGAAGATTTCTACGGAGTCTTCGAAGATGTTCGGCCGCTTTGCCACTGCGGAAGATGTCGCGGCCGGTCTAACTACTCCTGATGGCAAGAAGGTCAAGGAAGGCCAGTTCGTCTATACCGAGTTCGGTCAGACCTTGGTGGACCTGACGGGCAAGATTGGTGACCTCGCTACCGACGCCATGCCCCTCCTTCAGGATGCTTTGAGTCTGGTCATCCCACTTCTCGACAAGGCTATCGACCTGATATCGAAGTTCGTCAACTGGTACAAGGATGACGACAGCGACGGATGGCTTAAGACTCTTGTCAAGTATTCGCTTCTTGCGGGCCCTGCTCTTATCGGCCTCGCTGCTGGACTTAAGATTGTCGCTGGAGCCTTCAATATTGTCCGTGGAAGCGTCAACGTCATCATGGGTGCCCTTCAGGGCAGCATGAAGCTTATCGGCGGTTTCGCTAAGGGTCTTCGCGGTGCCGCTCGCACGGCCAATCAGTTCCTTGGTGGTGTCGCTGCCGGAAAGGGTAACTTCAAGGAGGAGTACAAGGCCCGTCGGGACGAGTACCGCGACCGTGACCGGCAGAGAGAAGAGCAGAGGTCTCAGCGTCGCCAGTCCCGTACTCCGGATACTTCTAACCTGTCTCAGGCCAATAGTCAGCTCAGCGGCCTTGAGGCTGCGGCCCGTAAGGTCGATCAGGCTCTAGACAAGGTTGTCCTCCGCCTTACTCAGATCAACACTGAGAAGCTGGATAAGATCGAGCGAGAGTTTGAGTCCTTCGCGCGTCAGGTCGGTGGTATCGAGTCCAAGATCAAGGGTATCGGTACCGAGATTCTGTCCCTGGATGGCAAGAAGACTGACCTCGTCGCCCAGGAGTTCACTAGCCTCTCTTCTAACGCCCGGTCTTCTCATGATGCGGTAGAGACGATCACTCGTGAGATGAACCAGCTCAACGACAAGAAGACCAACCTTGTCGTTGGCCAGTTGGACGCCCTGAAGAACAATGCGGGACAGGCTAAGGCTGCTGTCGATTCTGCCGCTGACCGTGTGGACCATCTTGACGGGCGGAAGCTCACCAACCTGGATAAGGAGTACACCGACTTCCGCTCCAAGGTGATCGCCGCTAAGGGTGCAGTTGATGACCTTACCTCCAGGGTCACGGCCCTCAATGATCGTGACCTCGATAAGATCCAGCGCGAGTTTGGGACTCTGCGAGCCAAGGTCAACGACGTAGACACTTCTGTCGGCAACAACAAGTCTGGCCTCAATAGCCGTATCCGCAACCTGAACGGCATCGACCTGGGCAACATCAAGCGAGAGTTTGACGGGCTCAAGGGCTCTATTGCTGGTGCAGACAAGAAGACCGGTGAACTGAATACCTCTATCGGTAAGGTTAACAACGCTACCGGTGGTGGTCACGGGGGTTCTGGAGGCAGTAAGGGCAGAAAGCCCAAGGCGTATGCCCGTGGTGGCATCCTGCCCGGATACACCCCCGGACGGGATGTTCATCTGGCTGCCTTGTCTGGTGGCGAGGCCGTTATGCGTCCCGAGTGGACTCGTGCGGTCGGCCCTCAGTACGTCCATGTCATGAACGCTGCCGCTCGTGCTGGTGGCGTCCCTGGCGTCCAGAAGGCTCTTGGCCTGCCTGCCTTCGCCAAGGGAGGTATTGCCGGTAGGAAGGGCGGGAATTACGCAGGATGGCTGTCTGGTCCTATTGACGAGCTTCGCAACCTGCTTGATGTCACCCCGTTCACTCAGACCATTTATGGTTCGGCGGCCCTGGCTAAGACTTCCTCCTCCCTTGGCCCTATGGGTAAGGGCATAGGGGCTTGGTCTAACCTTCAGTCGAAGTGGGCTGGCGGTCCGTTCAGCGTCCTCCCCGACAAGATGGCTGGATGGATGGGAAGCAAGCTTCCCAGGGCTGTTCGTGGCGTAAAGGCTGGATTCCCTTGGACTACTCTTGCTGGTCTTGCCTTGGGTGCCATTGGCCCTACAGCTTCCGACAATTTCATGAAGGACATCTGGCACGGGGACGGAAATATCCTCCAGCGTGTCACCAACTTTGCTGGGGACACCTTTAGTCCTGATGCCCTTGGCGGCATGATCATGGATCTCCTCAAGTCCATAATGGACGAGATCGAATCCATCTGGTCCATGATCAAGGGTGGGGCAAAGCTCATTAAGGATCTGATGTCAGATCCGGTAGGCACCGCCAAGAACTTGTTCGAAGAAATGAAGGACATGTTCACTGGTGTCGTTCAGGGGGCCTTCGACAGCTTCCGGGATATCACCAAGATCCTCGATGATCCTGACGAATGGGTCCGTGAGGCTTTCGAAGCCTTCCTTGAGCGAGCTAAGGAAGCACTCCCTAATACCAAGGGATTGTTCGATTTTGCCAATGGCGGGACGGTTCCTGGTTATTCCCCGAAGCGGGATAGGGTTCATGCTCGCCTATCTCCGGGTGAGGCTGTGCTTGTGCCGGAGACTGCTCGCGCTCTTGGTCCTCGGACTATTGCGGCCCTGAACGACGCAGGCCGGAGCGGAGACCTTGGCGGACTGTGGGCACAACTTGCGGGTTCCCTGGGCGGCATTCCTGGAGCCTCTGAAGGCAACGGGGAGGGTCAGGACCCTGCTAAGGCTATTCAGGCCCCCATAGCGGCCCTGAAGCTTCTGGAAGATGCCATTAGGCAGTTCGTTCAGGGTGTGGCTATTCCTCTGTGGTCTGAGCTGGACAAGTCCACTACGGCGGCCTATGACACCCTGACGAGCACCACCAGGAGCTTCGCGGACAGCTCTAGAAGCGAGTGGGACAGGATCGCTTCGGACGTGCATTCCTCGTGGTCCAGAAGCCTTCTGCCGGACTTCCAGGCTCTTGGCGCCTACCTGTCTGGTCCCCTGGCTCAGGCGGAGGTGAACTTCCAGTCCACCAATCAGAGCGTGTGGGCTGATGTGCGGTCCAAGGTCGATTCTGCCTGGTCGTCCATCAACGGCACCTTCAACCGGATGTCTTCTGGGGTCCGCTCTCTGGAGTCTCAGTTCTCCAGCTCTGCTGGAACTATCCGTACCACCTGGGATCAGGCTATGTCCTTCGTGGACAGGGCCACTCGGAATACCGTCCTCGGCGCCTACAACAATGGCGCGGTGGGGATGATGTCGGAGATGGCGAAGCTTGCTGGTGCACCCGCACCACTCAAGCCTCTCCACTTCGCTTCTGGTGGTGTTGTCCCTGGGTATGCTCCCGGGGTTGACCGTGTTCCGGCTGTCCTTTCTCCGGGTGAAGGAATCCTCCGCCCTGAGGTTGTTCGACAGCTCGGGCCTTCCACCATTCTTGAGTGGAACCGTAACGCCAAGGCGACCGGAAGGGCCTTCGCTAATGGTGGCATCGTTGGCGGTGCCGCCTGGGTGAAGAAACACAAGGATGATCCCTTCGCGGGTTACCAGGAAGCGATTGGTAAGGGCTGGGCTGCCGCCATTGAGCCCCACCTGAAGGACGTTGCTGACTCTTTCAAGGTTTCGGGGAAGATTCTCTCTGATGCCTTCCGGAAGGGTAAGCCCTGGATGGAGGCCAAGGGTAAGTTCTGGGATGACAACACTGGTGGCAATGCTGCTGTTGTTCGTGTCGCCTGGGATGAGTTCCGCAAGGAAGCACCCATGGTCGGCGGCTCCAAGTACAACTTGGGCAACGGTGAGGCTTGGTGTGCCGACTTTGTCTCCTACGTGGTAGACAAGGCGGGAGCCAATAAGTCTTACGGAAACTCGCCTAAGGGCGCTCCGGGTAGTCGTTGGCCTGCTGTGGCTACCTGGAATTCCCGGATGCCTCATGGTCCTCTGAGCGAGGCCAGGCCGGGTGACCTTCTCACCTACCGTGGCGATGGCCATATCAACATCGTCGTTGGAAAGAAGGGCAACCAGATCGAGACTATCGGAGGTAACGAGTCCAACTCCCTGAAGCACTACTTGGGGTACGGCAATACTGCCTCTGCTCGCCTGGTTCCTTCTGGTGGTGGCGATGGGAAGACTTCGTTCAGTCCGTGGCCTGGCGTCCAGATAGACCTTCCTGGCGGCATCCCTACCGCTTCAGGTGATCTGGGCCAGCAGGGTTATCACGCCTCCCCTGGTAACGCCATGGGCATTGCCGAGGCTCTGCTAGAGCAGAAGGGTTGGCGTCAGCATTGGCAATCCCTCTACAACCTGTGGGATGGCGAGTCTAACTGGAGCTGGAATGCTACTAACCGGTCTTCCGGCGCCTACGGCATTCCGCAGTCCCTTCCTGGCTCCAAGATGGCTTCTGCTGGCTCTGACTGGCGTGACAACGCCACGACTCAGATCCGCTGGGGCCTGGGGTACATCGGGGAGCGTTACGGCGATCCCTCTAAGGCGTATTCGTTCTGGAAACGGAACAACTGGTACGCGAATGGTGGACTTGTCACCAAGCCGACTGTGGCCATGGTTGGCGAGGCCGGTCCTGAACTGGTGCTTCCCCTGTCGCGTCGTGAGCGTACGGAGGAGCTTCTTGCTAGGGCTGGTCTGGCTCAGAAGCAGGGTCACACGGTCATCGTGAATGCGGCACCTAATGTGCCCACCGAGGACCAGATCATCACGAAGCTTCGACAGTTCGAGATGTTGTACGCCTAGATGGCACTGGGGGCCACCTCCTAACGGCGGCCCCCTTTTCTATTGGAGGTTTCCATGCCGATTCCCGCAGAATTTCAGGAACTAGTCGATCCGGGGCAGGATGGGGGGTGGACTACTCCCCCCTATCAGCCCGAGCACTGGCAGAGGACTCAGGTGTTCATTGAGTCGAATGAAGGGCATCGACTTCACGTGACTGATCGACCTAACCGGCATAGGCCCGGGTACTTCCTTCAGTCTGGCCCTGACGGCTGGGACCTTCCTCGGTTTGATCTCAAGTTTGAAGAGAGTCCCAATCTCGACGGCGGATACTTTCGATCTGTTCGGGCCACCACGAGGGAAATGGCCCTTCCTGTCTACATCTACGGGTCTGACCGTAGGGGAGTCATCGACCTTAAGAGGCAGCTCTTCAACGCCATGAATCCGAAGAACGGTCCAGTTCGGATTGTGGCTCGTGAGGCCAATGGATCTACCCGTTCCATCACGGCCTACTACGTGTCTGGCATGGAAGGTAACGAATCCCGAGAGACCTCCGGTTTCACCTGGATCAAGTATGTGGTGGTCGTTCGGGCTATGGAACCGTACTGGACTTCTGGAGCCCCTGAGTCTCACGCATGGTTCATGAACCCTGAGCGCCATTGGTTCCTCACCAACAAGAAGGACCACTTGAATTTCATCCCCATCCGCGTCTCCGATGGCCTCATCTCCTCTCCTCGCAACGAAATCCCGGTTGATGCCGATGTGGAAACTTGGCCGGTATGGGAGATATACGGTCCGATCAGTGGTGAGATTGCCTTCACGAATGAGACGTCCGGCAAGTCCCTGACATTCGGTCCTAGCTTCGGCCTTGCTTCGGAGAATGACCGAATTGTCATCGACACCCGACCCGGCATCAAGACCATCACCAAACAGCACTACAAGAGCGGAGAATGGCTTGATGACTCTAAGCCTAACTGGTGGAACCGCCTTGGCGAGAACCCCCAGCTTTGGCCCCTCGTTCCTGGAATGAACCTCGTATCAGTTGAGGGTCAGGGTGCCGTGGGCGTTACCACTCGCATTGTATGCACCTATCGGAAGCGCTACTTCTCCTATGCAGGGTGACCATGACTAACTACATCATTGAAGTTCGAGATGAGGACTTCCGCCGCATTGGTCAGATCGATCAGTACATGGACTTGGACATAGTCATCCGGCACTGTCAGCCTGGTTCCTGGAAGATTGAGGTGATGGAAGGCACCAGGGCCGCCGAGCTTCTTCAGCGGGGCCGTGGCGTTGTCATCTGGAATGCCGACATCGGTAAGGCTCTGATATCTGGTCCCGTTCAGCAGATGCAATACTACTGGACCAATGATCAGCACACCGGACCAGGCTCCATCTACTTCTCCGGCAAGAGCGATGACCAGATTGTCTACTCTCGTGTTGGCTGGCCGGACCACACTAAGACCCTGGCTAGGCCATGGAGCGAGGAAAAGAACTCCAAGAACCCCATGGACAAGACTTCCCAGGTCTTCAATCAGCAGCCTGCCGGAGATGTCATCGGCTTCTTCTCTCTCCGCAACTTTGGCGGTGATTCCCTTCCCGACCGTACCGCCAAGGGGCTTGAGGGTTTCACGCAGTATCCGGCTGGCCTCGGAGAGAAGGTTGATGCCGACGTTCGCTTTGCAGAGCTGGGGAAGCTCTACGAAGACTGGTGCGAGCGCGGAAATGTGGGCTACCGGATCATCTACAACCCCAACACGTCAAAGCTTGAGTTCGAGCTATACGAGACTGCCGACAAGAGCGATAGCGTGATCTTTTCTCCGGAGATGGGGAACATCAAGCAATACTCCTGGCAGATGGATGCTCCATCATGCACAAGGGCCATTGTGGCAGCACAGGGTGAGGGCAAGAACCGGTACATCATGCAAAAGGTGAACCACGAGGCCGAAGCCGAGTGGAACAGGATGATCGTTGAGAAGTTCATCGACCGTCGAGACATTCCCGTTAGCCGCAAGGAAGACGGTTCCCCGAACCTGGTCAAGGAAGGTGAGTCCCCTCCAGAGGGATATCCCGACTTGGCGACCGCCTTGAAGAAGATGGAGGACGCAGCCGACGAGGCCCTGAAGGAGGGTGAACCGAAGGCCAGCGTGAACCTTGAGCCCATCGATGTTCCTGGCTGCACTTTCGGCAAGCATTACTGGGTTGGCGACAAGGTAACCGTGTACTCGATTACAGGCCGCAAGGTTCAGCACCTGGTGCGCGAAGTACGCATCACCCACAACGACAGTGAGGACAGGGTCAGCCCCTCCATCGGGGACAAGACCGAGAACGGTCCATTGAACATCTATAACGACGTCAAGAATCTGCGTCGGCAAGTCGAGCATCTTAGGACGAGGTACTGAACATGGCTAACAACGCTAAGGCTCTTGAGCCGAACCTTGATACCGAGAAGTCTTTCCCGTTCAGTGGGGGCGGGGCTGACCAGAACACCATTGACGAGTCTCGGTGGTCCTTCATGGCCTCCAACTGGCAGGGGGATTGCGTCATCGGCCCGTACGTCGCCGGAAAGCTCCAGGAGGGCGGCCGGAGCGTCGTCGGCATGGAGAACGGGTACCCCGGTGACGATTCCCTGCGCGTGCGGAACCTGGACAGCGGCAAGGTCTCCGTGCTTCCCGGTACGGCCATCGTTCGCGGCTTCTACTACCAGAATACTGACGAGCGAATCATTGACCTGTCCACGGAACAGGCTGGCTTGAATCCTGGACAGAAGCAGGTCGTCACCGTTGGTCTTCAGCTTCGCATGGACAAGAACTGGGTTGCTGTTGATATCCGCCTCGGCACTCCGGCGACTGGCGCGGCTCCAAAGTCTCCGGAGATCAATGACAACACTCCGGGCGGCAACTGGTTCATGCCCCTCGCGGACGTGACGATTAGTGGTGACACGAAGAACATTGAGACTCCGTTTGACCGTCGCCAGTACCGCATGTCCAACATCTACACGGTTGGCGATAAGGCGAACATCCTGGACCCCCAGGCCGGTAGCCTCACGTACGAGGCTTATGGCAAGCAGAACACCGAACGCCTTTGGTTTCGCAGCCTCAATGAGTGGTCCCTGATTATGGAACTCGGCCGCTACCGGAACATGGACAATTCTCAGGTTCAGCTCATCCAGAGTGGCGGTTCCCTTCTTCCGGCGAGCATCCGAAACAACTTCGACTGTCGCATGAAGTACAAGTGGATCAGTCCTTGTACTGTCACCTTCTCCATCTTCATCAAGAACAAGACCAATAGAATCATCGATGTCCCTGGGCTTGGCTTTCGACTCCCCGCCTCTCACACCAATGACGTACTTCAGGTGTTTCAGGCCGTTCTTCGCCAGGATCAGGAACATGTCGGTTACTACTCCAACTGGAATGTTGGGGCTGGATACTGCTACGACACCAACAGTGCCAACGTGTACTTTTTGTTCCCTCGCTACTACACACAGGCGTCTCACATCCACTGGAACGGTATCGACAATGACTTCGTGTACACCTTCCCCGCAGGCGGAGACCTGACCTGCTCTGGAACCTTTGAGACGCTTCAGCTCGGTTAAGGAGAATCATCATGGACACTGACCGGCATCTTTTCGGTGGCGACGTATGCTCTGCTGCCGAAAACAGTCAGGGCGTACGAATCCCCAACACCTATGGCGTGGTCTACCGGCACAAGAATGCCAGCATCACAGAAACCGACCTTCTCACCGAAGGCGGCTCTCCTGTCACCCGCGTCCATTCTGACGATCGGGGAATGGTGGAGCCTTTCTACGGCCCACCTGGGGTCAGCACGATGTGGATGGACTTCAATGCTGGCCGGTACCAGATCTTTGCCGTGGATATGGATACCCGCATTGCTAACCACCTCACGGACGGCCCCGACGAGGACCCCCACGGAACTCTTCGCACTGCCCGTGCGGAGATGGAGTCTTATGTAAGCAAGATCGGCTCTAATGACATCGATGCTGTGGGGACTTCTGCCGAGTGGATCAGGGTTGCATCCGATGACACGGATGCAAACGTGGCCACCCTTCGGAACCGTGAAGGGATCGCCAGGTGGGCTCTCAAGAAGGATGGGAGGATGGACATCCAGCCTGCCTATCGTCCGGAGACTGCTAAGCAGTACGCGATACGCGCTGTGACAAAGGCTGATGCTGTCGCCTACGCAGTCAGCAATGCCGATGCCAGCGGGGCTTCCAATACCTTCACGGTCAAGGGTGATGGTTCGGCCAACTTCAGCGGTGATGTCACTCTAAACAAACCAATCATTGCCCCCAACGTAGGTTCAGCTCGGGTGTATTCGGGCCCTGAAGAGCCCAGGAACCCCAAGACCGGTGACGTGTGGATCGCCTATCAGGTGGACGGCACCCCGGATAAAGGAGCGGTTTAAGCATGGCTAACGCTTCCTACGTGTGGGATGGGAAGAAGTGGAACCCCCACCCTGTCACCGTGAGGGATGGCAACCAATGGCGGCAAGCGGAATCCATTCCCATGTGGGATGGAGTCGAGTGGCGTACTACCGCCCCGGAGCCGTGGGAGTTCTCCCAATACATAGATTCCAACGTGAGCGAGCACGACAACCCGCCTGAGACAGTCACAGGGGCCATTCCGTCTGGCCTGAGACTGGCGGACCTGGTGTTGTCTGTCTGCGTCTCCTACAAGGCCGAGAAGCCTCCGGCTGCCGTTCCGCTTGATGACTGCGTGAACTACATGTGCCAACAGCTAGTGCCTACTGAGATCCGCATGGATGCGATCCTCTTCCCCTGGTCTCCCGCACGAGGGAATTCCGTCACGTGGGGCACTAATGGTGCGGAGCACGTCTCGATTTTGAACATGGTGTACCGGAATACCGAGTTCAGTAAGTGGCAGCAGGGACCTAAGCCGGAGACCAAGTCTGCCAACAGTGTTAGCAGTCTCCCTCTCAAGACTTCCGGCGAATACCTGAATGTCTTTGTCGCGGTAGCCGCCTCTCCCACCATCGGGAATTTTCGGTGGCCTAGCGGGGTGAAGGAGAGGATTAGCCAGTACGGCCAACACGGGTCTATGGGCATCCGCTTGTCTGCCGCCGACATTCAGGGGACTAAGCCTGACCCGGGTGATGTACTGGTGAATGGTGTTGCAGAGGCCATGTCCGTGGTTCGGTTCACCCTCCCTGGACGTAAGGGCCATGGTCCCCTGACTTGGATTCTCGATAACGAGAACGCTTCAATCCTTGGCCAGACAGCCACACTCTCTTAAGGAGTTCCCCCATGGTTAATGTCCCCAATCGCGAGTACTGGCAGCCGGGGGAGGAGGTGAAGGCTGACAAGATGAAGCGGCAGGTTAATGACTTCAATGACGTCCTGTCCAAGCAGGACCATCTACTGATTCAAGGCATTGACAAGACGTACCCGCTCAAGTCCGGACAGCCGCTCGCCTATCTCTCCATCGCTGGTGAACCTGATGTTTCCGGCGGGTGGGGAAAGCCCACGGGGACCTTCCCTACTGACTACAACATCCCTGCCGATGGCGTGTACTTCTTTTACGCCGAGTTCTCCCCTGGCCAGCCTCCTAGTTCTAACGCCACTGACCTTGCGACCAGCATTCAGCTTCGCCTGAAACACAAGAAGGCTGGACAGACCAAGTGGGATTGGCGGCACCTCTCTAACGCTATCGAGACGAACAAGTACATCCATAGGGATCGGCCGGTTCACTTCTCGGTACAGATTTTCAGGTCTATGTACCTGCGCAAGGGTGACGCAATCATGTTCACCGCCTACCTCGGACACCCCGAGGAAGGGGCATGGTCTTCCAACTGGGCTCCTGAATGGAAGTACGGAGCCCCTACCAGTAACAGGGTCATTGTTTGGCGTATGGACTTCGGCGCTACCGACTATGAGAATCCGTTTCATGTTCCCATGCCTGCGGTGAAGCCTTGGAATGATGGTGAGGTGATCACTGCGGAGAAGATGAACGAGCAGATCACCAATGTGCGTCGAGCCCTGTCTAACACTCCGCGATTCAGTGTCCATGTGGCTGCCAGTAGAAGCCCTGGGACTCTTTGGGATGTCAACTGGGACTCGAAGTACAAGGAACAGCTTGGGGACTGGAAGTTCAATGGAACCCACGCGACAGCCCCTGAATCTGGTGTCTATTTCATCGCTGCGGACGTGTCGGCTGATGGGAGTACGGACAATGTCCCGGCCTATGTGAAGCTCTATCTCAACGTGGACGGCAAGGCTGTAACATCGGTCGATAAGCAGTTCCAGAGGAAGGCCAGTGAACAGCAGCCTTCGGCAGCCACTTCCCTTCAGGTCTTCTCCATTAGGTTCCTTGAGAAGGGGCAGCGGGTTCACCTTTCTGTGGAGTCCCAAGGAACGAACCCCGCTAAGCCTACGGCGAGCGTTTTCCCCGCCAATCCTTCAGATGGCAATGGGGAGTTCCGGCGAAGCAGCTTCTCTATCCATATGATCGCCCCTGGCGCCAAGAGCTTTGTGAGCTAGACATGAAGAACATTGATTGGAAGGTTGATCAGGTAGTCAGCGCCTCTGACATGACTCAGGGGGTAAAAGAGTGGAATGACATACTCGGCAACCCTCCCCGAATGCTTGCCTCTGATGCGGCAACCGATCGAGTGATGGGTGACCAGGTCAACCCTATCTCCTGGAAGAGCTTCGACCAGTACGGAGGGTGGACTTCCTTCGAATCCGGAGGGGGTAAGCGAGCCTTCAAGGTTCCCGTGACGGGTTACTACCTGATCTGCTTCATGAACACCTATGACAAGCCCGCCGAAGGTGGCTCGAAGATTCTTCAGCAGAAGCTCACCGTAGCCGACACCGCCCAGGGTTCCGGTAAGCGAGTCATAGCCGAGACCTTCAGTTCCAGTAGTCGTAGCGGCCGGTTTGGCTGTTCCAGCATGGCTATAGAGAGGCTAGAGAAGGGCAAGTGGCTAATGATGGATCTGGATGCACCCTGGGTCGGTAAGGAAAACTGGTGGTCTTGGGCTCGCTATGACGGCGAGTTCAACGGCTACCTGTCCGCCTGCCTGGTGAGCCTGAACTAACCGAACTTACTGAACTTACACCCCTGCCTGTCAGGGGTCTTTTTATGCCCAAATGGAGAAATTTTATGTCTGAGGCTCAGAGTATTATCAACAAGGCCAAGGGTGAGATTGGCTATCGGGAGGGGGATGACAACTGGACCAAGTACCCTCCGGAGGTTCCTAGTCTCGAATGGGCACAGAACCAGCCGTGGTGTGATTCGTTCGTTAGCTGGTGTGCCGAGAAGACTGGACTCCGCTCCAAGTATCCGGTGTCGGCCTCTTGCTCCAACTCCGTTGACTGGTTCGATAATAAGGGACGCTATTCCGAGTATCCCGCTATTGGCGCTCAGGTCTTCTTCGGTCCGGGTGGCGGAACCCATACCGGGATTGTCTACAAGTACACGAGTAGCGAGATTTTCACTATCGAGGGCAATACCAATGATGACGGCTCGGCAGAGGGCAACGGGGTCTATCTGAAGCGCCGCCCCCGCAAGTCGAGCTATGTCTACGGCTACGGATATCCGGAGTTCAGTGAAGGCATTGTTTGCGCTGATCCTGACTGGAAGGGCCGTAAGGGTGTTATCTACTTCGGACAGGAGGCTTCCGAGGATGACCTTCCCGAGGGTGACTCGTCTAAGCCTGATCCGGGTGAGGACAGTAAGCCCACCCCCAATCCCGATGGTGGGTCCTCTGCGGGTGTGAGCATGTTCGACCTGAAGAACGACAAGGAGGCCACCCTTAAGAGCGATACATGGTATCTGGTGGATATCCGTGGTGACGGCTCTGGAGATATCGTCAGGGGCCCCAATAAGGCTTACTCGTCTCAGGTCCAGATGATCCTTAAGGATGTGGCTCCTGGTGCACAGATCCAGGGCCGCTTCTACCTGTACAAGGGTGGCGAGGCTACGAAGTCCATGGCGATTGAGCGTATCGGTACTGACGGCTGGTCCTTTGTGGACTTCACCAAGCTTGCCGGTTACCTGGACTCTGGCGAGTCGCTTCGCTTCGAGTTCCTTGTCTTCAATGAGGGAAAGAAGGACTTCAAGCTGTCCAGTCGGTATGCGAGCGTCCTTCAGTTCAAGTAAGGGGGAATGATGAACGAGTGGATTAAGACTCACTCCTATCCTGTCTTTATTATCCTGTCCGGCCTGACCCTTCTTGCTGGCCAGCATTTTCCTGACGTTCCTTCACAGGAGATCATTGCAAGCCTTGCGACCCTGCTTGGCGTCCGGGAGATTGCCACTAAGACCCAGGAGGCCAAGGAGGCGAAGGACAAGTCTCCGGCCTCGCCCGTAGAGCATGCCGACGAGTCCGGTAGGGAGGCTGTCTAGTGTCTCCCGAGATGATTGGTCTTCTGGTTACCCTTCTCGGCGGTGGTGGCGTCACGGCGCTTGCAGGCGCCATCTTCAAGGGCCTCCGTGACCGTAAGGCGGACTATGAGAAGTTCCGCAGTGAACACATTAGCGACCTTGCGCGATGGCGTGACGAGCTGGACGACAAGCTGAGGGACATGGAAAACCTCCTGCGCTACTACAAGCGCCTCGCGGCTTCCTATGAGTATCAGCTCAGGTCTAATGGCATCACCCCGGAGGTTCCTCCGGACATCATGAGAGAACTTCCCGATGACTAGATGACAGGATCGTCCTGTCATTGGGTTGATTGAGATGAGAAGAGATAACCCCCACCGGATTCCCGGTGGGGGTCTTTTCCTGTTTCAGGAGGACTTCCGCCCCGCGTCGGCCTCGTCGGCGGCCTTGATCAGACTGGCGGCAAGCTGTCTCGCCCTCTCCGACGTGATGTCACTCCTCAGGGGCCGGTCATGTTGCGGGCCGCCATCGTCAACCCATCCAGTGATGGTGACGATAGGGACCCGCCTAGTCCCCTCTTCAGCCCGAATACCCCCGATACTGAATCCGTATTCCTCTTTACCTCTGGCCATGAACCCCTCCTACAGATCATCTTCTACGGTGACACCGGACAGCTTGCAGTCGTCCGGAAGGTTCCGGGCTCGATGCCTCTGGATGACACCTTCCTTGGTCTCCACGAGCCTCCCGCAGTACTTCGCGGGGCAAGTGAAGGCCATGATCCCCTCCCCGTAGCTTCGGAGGCCGGGGACTGAACTCGCCTTAATCGTCTGGGTGTTCACGACTTCGAGCCTACCCCCTGAGAACTTACCGAAGATACAGAACTTACCGGTATACAAAACTTGGTACAAACGCTCAGCCGGCATAGCCTTGAACGTCATGTTCACGTCAAGCTCAAAGTGCGAACAAAGTGGACGCAACAGAGAAAGCCCCCACCCCGAGACGAGGTGAGGGCACTCCTGGTGACGTCAGGCGGGGCAGGACTCATCCGTCTTGCCTGCATCCTTCAAGGCGTCACACTGGCCCTTGATGTGCTCCTCAGCCGCCTTCAGGGCCTCGCCGGACAACTTCCCCCCGTTCTCCTCTGCCGCACCCTCAAAGAACTCCATGGGATACTTCAGCCCTTCCCAATGAGGGTGGTCCTTCAGGGTCTTTTCCATGGCCTTGTAGCCGGTCTGATAGTGCTTGCTGCCCGAAGCCTTCGAGGGGGCCTCAGCGGCCTTCCCTGAGCCACCACAGGCTAAGAGCCCAAGGGACAGGGAAAGGGTGAGAGTGGTAGCAGCGGCGGCCTTCTTGAACATGGCGACTCCTCCCATAGGGAAAGACCCCCGCCGGGTATGGCGGGGGTCGAGTCGCCCAGTCTAGCTGATCTTGCCAGGAGGTCTAGACCTCCATGGCGTCCTCGGGGTTGGCCACGTTGTATGCCTCGATGATGTTCTTAGCAACACGGCCTCGGTCAGAAACCTCGAAGTCGTTCTCCTTGGCCCATTCCCGGATGCGGTTCAGGTGCTCCGAGTGGGCTGCGTCCTGCTTGGCCTTGCTGGGACCGCCACCACGACCACCCCGGACAGCAGTGGCCGAGAACGCGGGCTTCTGGACCTTCTTGACTCCGGCGTCACCCAGGGCTTCCACCAGCTCGTCACGGGACTTCTCGTAGGCGTCCAGCTTGGTGGCGAACGCCTTGCCCAGCTTCTCAAGTTCCGCCATCGCGGAATCGTCCACCTCCCCCTTGTACTCCTCGCCATCAATCTTGATGACAATCAGGCGCTTGACCTCGAACGGGCTGCTCATGTCGCTGTCCTCTACTTCGGCTTGGGGGTCTTCGCTGGACTCTGATTCTTCGGCGGCCTCGTCGGTCGCGGCCTCCTCAGAGGATAGACCCAACTCGTCTACACGCTTACGGAAGGCGCGGGCGCCTCGTGCTACTTCTCCTGGGGCATCCCCCGGATTGATGAGGCAGCCCGTAGTCTTATACAGGAAGCTGATAGCTTCCTCCGACAGCTCCCCCTTAACGGCCCGCTTCGTCTCCCTCCACTTGGAGAGGAACCCTTCAGCGTCCGGCAGGTTCTCACCTTGGAGAAGCTTGTTCTCGTTCAGGTACTCCAACAGAGCACCCTGAATGGACATCGTGTGTGTTGCCACGCCTCCCGCGTCCACCTTCCTGACTAAGGAGATCAAGGATCTTGGGTTGTGTCAAACCCCTGTCAGAAGGTGAAGCCTTCACCCGACAGGAAAGACACCGGGTCAGTGTCTCCCTCAAGGTGGTTCAGGACCGCCACGATGAGTTCAGAATCCTCGATCATGCTGGCGTCATCATTCTTGCTCTGCCACTCATAGACCTTGTCCCGCAGGTCATCGATGCGGTTCTTCAGGTTGTCTTCCACTCTTGTTCCCTCCCTGAGAGTTCAACGAACAAGGGGACCACCCCTTCCCAGGATGATCCCCTATCTTCACCTGACTTGTCTACTCCATCAGGTAAACCTTTGCCTTCTCGCTCCATGGTGCGTCGGCGGGCCCTGCAACATAGGGCTCAATGATCTTGCCTTCGGGATACTCGCGGTATTCGTCGTAGGCAGGAACATACTGCCGGTACCTGACTACCGGACCCACTACAGTCTTCACCTTCCACTTGCCACCCTTCCCTGACTCCTCGGACTTGTTCCGGTGCTGTAGAGGCTTTCCGATCCGGATGACCTCCACCATCCTTGAGCCGGGAGATTTGGAAGCGTCTCCCCCCTTCATGCGCTTCATGCGCTTCTTGACGGAGCGAGGTGGGGGCACTTCCTCTCGTGAAATCATCTTCATTTCTCTGATGAGAAACGTCGCTGCGAAGGTCTTGATTGCCTGAGTGAGGATGGGAAGGTATTCCTCGTGTGCCCGTACCTGCTTTGCGTGCAGCTCCACTGCTTCCCTATGGCGGGGGTCGTCCGGGGGTACAGGCTTGATTGTGGCCTCTAGCTTCTCTTCGCTATCCGAGTCGAACCATGCGAGGGTTTTCCCCAGAGGAAGTACCTGTTCCCTTTCCAGTGGTGCGGGGTCACTGTACTGAAGCTTGTAGGCATCCGTTTCGGCCGCCTCTTTCAGCACTCCAGCACTGTTCAGGGAGTTGATCATCTTCGCCTTTGCGGCACCTCCGTCCGAGTAGAGGCACACGAGCACTTCGGTACCGTCGTCACTGACCCGCCAGGAGGCAGCGTTTATGGGAATCTCTGATTGCCCGAAGTGTTGCAGAATCTCTTCCACTTCCTTCGGATTCATTCCGTGAGACTCGTGCCCAGTAGCGGTTGCGATGGGGATTTCCCATCGCACAAACCCCCTCGTGGCAGGCAGGTGTTTCCGCTCCAGACGGAAGTTTTCCATTTCCGTCTTAGCCGCCAGGTACGACGTGTCTTTGCCTACGTACAGGAGGTAGGCGTCTTCAAGCGTTTCCGCATGGTACGCGGCTAGCTTATCCATTTCTGGCTGCACGTACCTTGCGATGGTATCCCTGGCTACGATCTGCGCACGGTTCCAATCGCCGCCCTGAATCGGCAGGGCGGCATGGACCAGGCCGTTAAACATGGAGTTGGTGATGACAGGGGCTTTCATGTTTGCAGGCCAGTAGAACTGGTCACCGGCTGCCGCCTTACTGGACCAGAACTCAGGGGCGGTTTTCTTGGTCCACTTAGCGAGTTTGTGAACGAACTCGTGAAGCTGTGCCGGTTCCATTACTTCCTTCCGCCCATCATCCCGAATCCCATCATGGCCGTGATGAGAAGGTTCCGCGCCGCTTCCTCTGCCTCTTCACGGGAAGGAAAGGGGCGGGATTCCTCGCGTCCGCCGATATTGATGGTCACGACGTGCTGACCAAAGGCATTGCTCTTGATGTTGCCGAGGTTGACCCACAGCTTTCCATCATCGTCAATCTTGACCCTGTCGTCAGACATCGCCTTGTTCCCTCCGAAGAAGCTTTTTGATGTTGTGCCGAACTATCCGCATCTCGGCCTCTGCGATGGTTACGGCATCGCTGTACGGGGACAGCGCCCGGAGGGCCCATACGGTGAAGTTCTCAACGTCGAGTTCTACGGCTTCAACGAGTTCGTCTCGGATCTCTTGGGCCTGTACAGCCTGAACCGCCAGCTTCACGGCCGGGGGCATGTCCTTCATTGCCCGGATCAGTTCGCCGGAAGTCCACGTGGAACGACGCTGCCTGTCCTCGGTCTCCCAGTCAGACAGAATCTCCATGAACTTACGCCTTACCTCTTCTTCGTCCACCCCTGCCCCCTAAGTAGATTTGCGCGTGAGTGTACACCGAAGGGGGCCGCCAAACAAACGGCCCCCAGCAGTACTCGTTTTCGATTCACGGTCGTACTTGGCGGATGTTCGGCTTGTCCACGGTCCCGCTGTACGTCCAGATTTCGTCAGGCTCCCTCGTGGGGACTTCCCACCCTCGAACCCGCCAGACGGCCATATGGGCATCCTCCGTGGCCTCCGGCCACTCATCTTCAGTCCTGGAATCCCAGATGGCCCCGGTACTGATCTTCTCCATGTCCTTAACGAAGCGCGTCACGCCAAGACCGGTCTTGACGCGGGAGGCCAGTTCTCGCTTAACAACCTCCCTGTTTGGCGCACACTCCATTTCATTCATGTCGAGTGTCACCCCGTCATGGACATAGATAAAGAAGACAGACACATGTACCCCTAAGCAGAGAAGGCCCCGAAGGGCCTTCACTCTAACATCTTGGACTTGCCTACCGTTCGGCCTTCACGGCCTCGTAGATGGCCTCCCAGTCAGCCCCGTCCAGTTCCTTTCCGGTTACCTCCGTGGCGTCCCCCAGAACCCTCCTGGCGTCTTTCGTGAACGACTCCAGGGAGGACAGGGACAGGGAATCCATCAGAGCATGTCCCATGTGGATTTCCTTGCGGAGGTAGAGCATTACCGCTCGCGTCTCTCGACTCTCCCCAACGACACTGGCGACGTCAATGAAGTCCAGTGGCTCAAGGTTGTGTTCGTCGGCCTCTACCGGGATCCCGGGAAGCGTCCTCTCGTCCTGAACAAGAGGTTCCTTAGGGTCTGCATACACGATCCATCGGTCACTCCCGATCCTCTTCTCCAGGGTTCCCGTGTATCCGTATCTCCGGTTACGGACCCTGCTGCCCTTCTCGAACACGCTATTCCCTCTCCCTAGTTGAGCAGGTTTGCGAAGTCGTTCCCTGCATCCTGTCGAAGCTCCCCGTTACCGTCAACGATGGACCGCACGCCCTTGGGCTGCCGAGGGACCGCCTGAGCCTCGTTCTCCGGCTCCTGGTCCTCCGCGTCGTCCAGGTCGTCTACGGCGGCCTGGTCCTCGTCCATGGCGTCCGTGGCCTCCTCGTCCTCCGAGGGCTCCATCAGGACGTAGAGCGTTGACGGTCGGCCACCCTTGGAACCCTTGGCCGGAACCACGATGGTCTGAACGTCTGCCATCTCGTCTACCGCGTCCTGGATAGCCGCAGCGTTCAGACCGGTTGCCTTCAGGAGGACAGTTCCCGTCACTCCATCAGGGTTCTTCCGGAGAACGGCGCGAATGCGAGACTCATTCGACCCCTCAGAACCCTGAAGAATGTCAGTGATGGACTGAAGGCAGTACTTCACCAGGTTCCACGCCGCCTTGACGTCAAGAACCTTGATTTCCTTCCGCTGGTCAATCACAGCGTAGATAGCTGCGATTCGGCACACATACTCTTCCGCCCGGCCCACGAAGGCTTCAACAACAGGCAGACCCTCGCCGTAACCCTCGATTTCATCCGACAGGCCATCATCGAAAAGGTCAATGGCACTGTCAGAGAGTGCGATGGTGTCCAGGGTTTTGGCGAAGTCCAGACCCTCCCCCAGAATCTCACCGGCCATCTTCAGGTTCTCTTGGTCGATCCTGTGGCGCTTCTTGAGCTTCTTGGAGCGGATCACCGAGCCGCAGATAAGACGGTTGAAGCTTCCGCCCGCCACGTCCGCACTGGAGAGGTTGTGACGGAACTCCGTGGGGGACACGTGCCCGTGAATCACGAACACGGGCTTCCTGATGACACCCCCGTCTTTGGTCATGTTCTGGAGGTCCGCACCGTCCCAGGTCTTACGCATGACACCCTGAAGAGTGGCGTCCCGCTTACCCGACTTCAGCACCGATGCATACTCCTCTTCCACAAGGAACATGCGGGTGTCTCCGGGGTCGATACCCTCGTACTCGCGCCCAGACTCCAGGGACTCAATCTGGGCGTTCTTCGCGGCATCACGACGCTTAACAAACGCACCGATGATGCCAGCGCCGGTCTTGGCGCCGGACACCTCATGCTGAGCGAGGAAGTCAGGCGAAGCAATGTTGAATACCCGGGTGGAGGCTGCCAGCGCGGTTCCCTTGCGCCCCTTGTTCGTGGGGCCGATCAAAAGGGTGTCGATGATCAGGGGGCGGATACGACCACTGTCGTCCAGGTAGAGCGTGTCTCCCACATAAGAGGAGATTTGAGACAGCATGGCCAGAAGCACCCCCCGAGGGTCGGCCTCAGTGTCCGGCTCAACAAGCCTGATGATCTCTCGGATTTTACCCGTGGTCATAGCCTCGTAGTCGGTCACGTGTTCCCATCCTTCGGGGTGATGTCGAGCATGGCGAAGAGCTGATCGGCATGATCAGCACAGAAGGGGAAGAGCTTACCACGGAAGGGTATCGCTTCGACAGAGGGAACACCCTCCTTTCCCTTCTTGTGGCACATCACGCAATCCGAGTGGTGAACAATCATGCTGAACAGCTCTCCTTGAATCATTTACCGAACTTACCGAACCTACTCAGCACCCATGCTCAGGGCACGTCACCTTTGCCCGAACGCAGACGTAGCACTCCGGATGCTTGATTCCCAGGTACTCAGCCACGTGATAGGCAAGGTCAAACGAATCGTTCGGGTGCACATCCCCACCCTTGTTCAGCACGTACGCCAGTTCCTCACGGATGACCTCAGTCATAGTGACCCCTCCTTAGTGTCTCCGTGTTGCGCTCTAAGAGCCCATGAAGACACCCCCGGCACCTCGTGCCGGGGGTGTCACCAAAGGCGCTCAGACAGCCGACTGCGACTTCCCCTTGATCAGGTCAACTGCCCATTGAGCTATAGACTCATGGGTCATGGGCTTGGGACTCTGGATTGTCGTCTCTAGAGCCTTCTCCCCCTTCCGGTAGACGACAATTTCCCACCACCCCTCGTATGAGTCTCCAACCGTGCCACCGCCAGTCTTGCCTACCTCCACCCTCAGAGGCTCATCACTGAGTGTGTACTCAGGATTCACGGTCCCCACCTTTCCGATTCACCAGGGTTGCAGAGTAGACCCACTCATGCCGCACATCTTCCCATGACTGGCCAGTCTCGTGGTTTCGAACCCACATCATTGATCCACGGCCCATTACGTCGCCCTGAATCTCCTCCCCCTCTGGAGTGTGAGCCAGGATGACCAAGGTTTGCCCATTATCACGACCGCGCCACCACATATCGGCGATCTGTTCGCCAGTGGGTTTGATGATCACTTACCCTCCCCTCTCTCCACCCACTCACCCTAAGCGGACATAGCTAGAGCCCGACCATTAGGCCGGGCCCCAACTAAGAACGCTCAGCTTTAGGCGCGCACATCACCCATGAGCTGTTCATAGTCCACCTTCGCAGTGTCCCCACTATCCCAGGTGGCCGTACCGTTCAGAACGCCTTCCGCCCATGTATGGAAGCGCTCAAGTCCGAAGTTCGATTCCCGGCGCCCCGCCCTATAAAGGTTCTCATCGTTGATGATGATTCGACGCGCTTCCTGCGTCTCCCAGCCTGCATCACTCATGCCCATACCTTCTTTCCGTGGGGTGGCCAGTCTACCGCTGCGGGATCAGGCTATCCGGGATATCAAGGTCAACCATCCACTGTGAGGCTTGAACCTCTTCCCACTCGGACAGTTCCTTGATTCCCCGACTTGCGAACAGTTCCCGCTGTTGTGGTCCGGGACCATTCCGGTTCTCCTCACCCTGGAAGACATACACACCCAGGTTGATAATCGTCCGTTCCTCGATAGTCACGGCCCATGCTCGGTAACCATCCGAACCGGCCATGTCTACACGCGCCCTGGTGATCATTCCCCTTCACCCCTCCACTCGTACCGGTGAAACAGCTTGTCCAGCATGGCGCTAACACGCTTACCCTCATCACTGCCAAGCCGCTCCAGGGCTTCACAGATGAGGTATCGGTGTTCGTAGGCGTATTCCGCCAACTTCTCCGTCTCGTCCGCCTTGCGCTCCATTAGTCCTCCCTAGTCAGGCACGGGCAGTCGTCAGAGTGTACGGCGTCCCACTGACTCAGGATGGGGTAACCCTCATAGTCGTACCCCCTCACGTCGTACACCATGTAATGACCGTTGGCTGCCATGGCCGTTCGCGTCCCTTCCGCCATATCCCCTCCTATGTGTCTACGTGGCTCCCTGAGGGGCCATGAGGGCACCCCCGGCCCAACTTCGCCGGGGGCGCCCCCAAAGTCCGTCAGAGAGGGTGTCAGTACCCTCGAATCTCTTCGGTGTCGCACGCCATCTCAAAGACGCACTTTGCCGCATCTTCGTGAGTGGCCGGGCTACCCATATAGAGATCCTGTCCGCGTGCGATCTCTTCCCCGTCGGAGTGCTTGGCGATGTACCGCCAGCTTTCCTGTGCGTACTTCTTCCCTACGGTTCCACCTCCAAGCTTCTCAATCTCGACAGTGAACGTCGCGTGCTTACCGTCCCGCTCCCCATCGAAGGTTTCGCGGTACTCACAGTGGAAGTCACGCAAGTCCGTGTAGCTCACTTCTTCTTTCCCTTCTTGCACTTCTGGCAGGTAACTTCCAGCGGGTTGCCACTCATGAGGGATTCGACAGCCGTTGCCACTCGCCCGCAAACCGTGTAGTTCGTGGTGCTGTACTTCCACTCACCGCCCCGGATGCGATGAGTCTTGACCCCGGAACCTGCCCGACAGATGTACTTGTCTGCCATTACTTCCCCTCCCATACCGTCATTGCGTGACGCTTCCCATGGAAATCACTACCGCACCCCTCACAAGTGGACGTGCTGTAAGTTTCGGTTTCGCAGTCACACTCTCCGTGACACTCACCCTGAGATTCATAGGTCTCGCAGCCTTCCGCGTGATCCTCCCACCCCATGCCCATAGCGGAGCGCGTGCAATCAACCCTGCTAAGCGGCTCCCCACCCTCGTGCCCTTCCTCGCGGTGGCAGTCCCCGCACTCACCATTAGCCTGATGCATGACGCAGTTGCCGCAAACCCAAATGGTGTAGCTGTCAGCCACGATGACCCCTTCTTGGTGTCTGTGCGCCGCTCTAAGCGCCCATGACCGCGCGCCCGGAGCCTAGCACCGGACACGCGACCAAAGAGGCTCAGACGCCCATATCCACGTCTTCCCGCTGGCACTCGTAGCCGAGGCCATAGCCGGTCATAAATCCCGGCAAGTTGTCATGATTGATACATCCCGAAGCCTGACACTCATCACAGAGAGTCGGACCGGAACCTATGACTATCTCGAAGCAATCCCGACAAGCACAGTTCACGTAACCGCTCATGCCCCCATCTCCTTATCCTTGTTCGTCAGGTACAGCCGGACAGCCCGATAAGCGATCTGCTCTAGGGCAGTGTCCGCACGGTCGTCCATATCCATCACGCCTTCACGCTCTACAACTTCCTGATAAGCGCGAAGGTCTACGAACGCAATCCACTTCTCATGCGTCCAACTCGGGATAGCCCTAGACACAATCTCGCGGATGACCGTGTCTCGATACTGGCCGGACTCACCCACCTCTTGCCCAATGACTATCTGCCCCTCCGCCATGGCTTCCCCCAGGTCAGAAGCGACCCTGTCAAGGAAGTCCGCCCCCGCAGAGTAGGTACGCCAGTCCATGACAGCCGGTCGGCCGCACTCGGAAAGTTTGACGAACTCCATAACGATGCCGGTACGGGATTCTTGCGTATCCATAGTTCCCACCCTTAGTTGACTGAACGGCCATACCCGGCCCCGGGAAGCCCAGGGCCGACTAAAGCGGCTCACTCGTGAAGCTGGAAGGTCCACCCCTCCCATACCTCAGGGTGGTCACTCAGCATGTCTTCAACCCGCTTACGTGCACCCTCCTCAGTGGCAGCCCAAGTGAAACTGTTGATGCTGTCATCCTCGGACACGAGAATTACCTTCCAATATCGCATGTCAGCACCCTTCAAAGCCTGTTTTGAGTCCATGCTGAAAGTCCGCGCGAGAGGCGAACCAGTCCCCCTCAAGGTAGTCACGCAGTATTTTCGCGTGTTCCTGACACACCGTGTCGCCATGAAGGATCTTCCCACCCTTCAACAGCCCGCCATCAAAGCGACCGATGACGATACGCATAACCGGAGAGTCCGGATAGAACTGACAGCACTTCTTTTCGAGAGACACAGACATGTTGATCACTCCTTAGAGAGGGGGCCCGAAGGCCCCCACGACACAAGTTACTTGACGCAGATAGCTTCGGCAGGACCCTGCCCGTCAAAGTCGATATGCCAGTCAGAGCCGCAGCCCTTCTTAGCCTTCTCTATCTGCTCAATGAGGTCAGAGTTGCCCGTTGTCCACCCATCGTTAAAGTGGGCAACCTCCGCAGCCTCTTTAGCTTCATCAGCGTTGCCTTTGCCGCTTAGGAAGCCAGCAAAGAAGACCCCCGCAGCTACCACGGCGGCAGCAAGCAGGATTGAAAGATTCTTACGCATATTCTCATCCTTCCCTATTAGACCAACGCGACACACACCCATTGAGGCGTATGTATCACGTAAGCCCCATAGGGCTCATGACTGCCCCTCACCGTGACGATTCTGGGGACTGCCGACGCTAGGCGGTTCACGCTCTTACGCTTAGCTACCTGCGCCGCAATGTCTTTCCGGTAGACACTCACCGTTATGTTCGCTCCAGTCTTCCGACTGTCGCTCTTCTCAAGGATCAAAGGTCTTGCTGTTGGTTTGGGGCGGTATGTTCACGCCCTGCCGGTAGAACTGATGAAACCTCTAGCTCCGTGTTCCCTATTGCCTAGCTAGACCCGCTAGGCCGGTACTTTCCGGGCCGGTTTCCGTTCCCTTCCGACACCGAGAACATTACGGGAGGGCATCCCACGACACAAGTTAAGAACCCCAGGAATCCCTATGACCTGGATCACATATAGGCATTCTCTAGAGGTACCCCCTACCCATAGAAGGAAGACGCGCGCACGCGCGTCTATCACTCAAACATAGGGATTGTCCAGAAAGCCGTATACGGCTTTCTGAGGGCCTATCTCCAACCCCCCTAGGGTCCTAGTAAGGCCCCCTCTCATAAGGCCCTCACAGGGCAATCTGTACTCTCTGTGACATCTGAGTGCATAGACGACAAGGCCCTATGCACATAAGGCCCCCTATACACACCCCCTATGACCAGGTGTTATGACTCTTTGTGATCATCTATCTCATTCTTTCGCATCTCTCGCATCATCACTCTTTGTTATCGCACCTTTACCTCATCTCACATTGTTGCCTCTTTGTTGTCTGCTTAGTCTTGACATTCTTCACTCTGTCTGCACTGACCAAAGTATGCACACACGTACTCGGGGTGATCGCCATCAAGGCCACTATGAGTAACAGCATGGCCACTAACAATTACAACCACATCAATAGGTATCTATAGGCACCGATAGGCAATACCCAAGGCTCCTATCAAGATTCACGCTAAGGGGGCCAAGATATCGGGAAGGTGGGGAATCCGGTGAGCTTTACGGGACTAGTCGGTGAATCAAACCCGCAACAAGTCGGCGGATCACCTCAAGCCAAGTAAGGGATTCACTGACCCTACAAGGAATCTATTCCGATGGACTGACAGAGAGCCTAGGCGGAGAACTTACCGAAGATACTGAACAAACTAACCAAGTAAGTTCAGTAGGCTCGGACATTCATTCTCGGAGCAAAGTTCAGTAAGTTCCGACATCGACTTGAACAAAGGGGTGGGGTAACAGGGTTAGTTCATTCCTGGAGAGAACCGGCGGAGCCCCTTCCTCGGATAACGTACGTTTCCTGACCTCTGAGAGTGGGGTGGCTCACATGAGCACCCGGGTACCACATTCACTCCACCTAGGTCAAGCCTCTCAAGTCCATTCTGAGGGCCTTCCAGGCTCCTTCTGCCCAGAGATACCAAGGGGAAGGCATTAAGCCCTCAGGAGGCCGTACAGACCCCTTCTCGGGTCTCGCGAGACTTCCGCCCCCTGGAACATCTGAAAGATTCACAGATGCCTGTGTGAAGTGCGCCACTTTGGTATCCCACTTAGCCGACCTGCGGACTCCATCTTTATTGTGGAGGGTGTATATATAATTACTACTAGTGACTAGCCTGGCTATCCCCCTAAGGATAGACAGGCACTAGTCTTTCTCTAACCCCTTACTTCCCTCTGTACCAGTAGACCCCCTCCCTGAAGAGGGGGTCTAGGAGCACGGTAGGGGTCTCAGAACTTACCGAACTTACTGAACTTACTCCGAGTCCCGGCCTAGCACTCGGACCGGCGAGGGCTCTAGCTCACCATTCCTGGAGGAAGCTCCGAGTGGTCCGGCCTGATGTCGCCCCACCCTTCTTGCCGCCCTCGGATGCCATGAGCCCTGGCGTACGCCTCCAGGGCCTCTAGTTCATCCTCAGAGCCGTTCCCTTCGGTGAGGGCATAGTCAATCTCTTCAAGAAGCTGCGGGGTGATGGCTCCCAGCTCTTCCAGATCCCGCATCCCGTGCCAGCCGTCCTCGGCATCCAGGGCTTCTTGTCCTGCGATGCGCTTGGCCAATGCATCGCTGATAACCCCAGAGGGGGGAAACAGTCCATCCATGGCGGCACACTAGCGACAGTCAGCCAACTCCCGCTTGATCACTGGCAGTTCAGCCGGCCGCGACTCTACGTGAAGGGCCCTCCCTGTACTACCCAGAGAGGGCCCTTCTCCACCTCACCGGCTCAGACCTTGGTGGGGTGGGCTCCAGGGTACGTGTAGTCCCCTTCGTAGCCAAGCTCCACGAGGGCCACGGCCACCTGACGACGGCGTATCTGCTCGCGCTCCTCGCGCGCCGCACGCTCGTCGATCTCTGCTTGCGCCATGGGCCACCACCACGGGACGACCGGGGTAGTGATCAGAGGCTCCAGGAAGCCTTCTGAGGGGGGCTCAGGCGCCGGTTCGGCCTCCGGCGTCGTGGCGGGCCTGCGAGGCGCCAGGAAGACGAGAGGGCGCCCGCTGTGGCGCCCGTGACGCTTGGCGCCATGCCATCCGAGGAGAGGCAGGACGGGGGCGAGTGCCCCCGCAAGGGTACGCAGGATAAGGTGTCGCACGTTGTCAGCTCCCTATAGCTGATGGCGAAGCCCCGACAGATCGCGTAGGACCGATCTGTTGGGGCGCTTTGTTGTGTCGGCTGCGGAATTGGTTGGGCTACCGGCGTCGGATGCGTATGCGGAGAGCCAGAGGCCACAGAAGCCAGATCACCAAGTATGTGAAGACCGCTACTGCGGCATAGACCCCAGGGGCTCGGGCATCCAACCAAGCCGCGTCGGACTCTACGGTTTCCCGCAGCCGGGCTTCATGCTCGCGAGGGGTGTACTTGAACCAGGACAAGACTGCGCCGCCGGTCGTCAGGTAAACGGCGACGCTGGCTAATGCCACCTGGTACCAGTGAGGTATCACGATTCAACCTTCAGGACATGAGGAAGCCCCGCCCGAAGGCTCCCTTCAGACGGGGCTTCTGATCTGGATTACTACTTCGACGGCTCCGCCGGTTTCGGCGGTGGTGACGGCTTCGTCTTCCTGTTTCCGTCAGAGTCGAAGACCACTCCCATACCTTCTCCTTTCGGGGAGCCCCGTCCGGCACCTCGGGGGAAGTGCGCGGACGGGGCGCTTTCTTGCACCTACCTCAGTGGGTAGAGGTCACTCTTCTCCGAGCGACTTCCGGAGGAAGTCCCCGGCCGACTTCACGAACTCTTCGCGTGCTGCCTTGAAGTCGCGCCAGTCCGGATTGACTCCTCCGTCTTTGTGCATGGCTTGCAGTTGTTCGAGGACGGCGCGGGCCTCTTTGATGGGGCCGACACCCTCAATGTCGATGACATTGAACTTGTCCCTCGTTGCCGCGTAGGCCGCGTCTACGGCTGCGATGGCTTCCTCTTCCTTGTACCGGCCCTCACTGCGGAAGTGTGCGACTCGGGACTCAGTATCGGCAGCGGAAAGGAAGTCCGCGTACGCGTCTCGTCGTGCAAGGTAGAGCGTGACGGTTGGTGCTTCGAGCATGTGATTACTCCGTACTCGGTGAACCTTGTTGAGCCCGTCTGGCTCGGGCGCCGCCACGCTACCGCCCTCCCTTCCTTGATCGCTGACGAATGGAGAGGGTTCCCCCGTTCGCGGTGCTCAGCAGTCGGTTCCGGATATCCCGGGGTTCGCGTACCGGACTGACCGGCGTGGCGAGAGGCGGACTTCCTTCTTCGGGGGTGGCGGGGGCGGAGGTTGGGTCGGTCCGCAGGCCGCGTCAGGGGCGCACACAGTTTGTGGTGAGCACGTCTCGAACGCGGGGTTGCAGTCCGGCAGGCACTTGGGGTGATCGTCCACGATCGTGTGTGGGAACACCTTCTCCAGCTCGGCCCTTACCTGGCGGTTGGCCTCGCCGTAGTAGATGTCTTCGACACTCCCTTCGTGCACGTTGCCGATGGTCATCCATCGAGCGAACACGCACGGCCAGACATCACCATCTGGCCCAATGGCGATCTTTCCTCGCCCACACTTCCCGCAAAGCTTCTTGATGTCGGGGGCCTTGCCGTCTGCCCCCCGCCCAAAGGGCCTGAGCCTGTCTGTGCGTACGTCGCGGATGCCGATCTGTAGAAGGTCGGTCTCCGCTTCCTTGCCGCGCTGATCCTGGAGTACCCGGATGACACTTCCGCGAGTGGGGATGCCGAGTTGTTCCGCCTTCTCGACATTGGCCCGGGTCAGCTTGTGTGACCCCTTGGTTTGGGTCACGTCGTCGTGGTCGCTTGACCAGTCAGAGTAGTAGCTGACAGCCAGCCGGACTTTGGGGAGCTTGAAGACTTCCCACAGCTCATCCTTGACGTGGGTCAAGTTGGAGAAGACTTCAACCCACATACCCTTGGACAGGGCATGACGGATGAACGCCGGAAGCTCAGGGTGCATCGTCGGCTCTCCGCCGATGAATTGCACGTCACGAACGCCAGTTGATGCAAGCTCGTTTATGACCCTGAACCAGTCGGCCGGGGTCATGGTCCCGTGGTCCCCTTGCGGTGAGGAGCTGGCATAGCAATGCCAGCACTTGAGGTTGCAGACGCCTGTGATCTCCAGCCACGCGAATTGCGGCCGGAGAGGTAGAGCCCTCATAGATCCTCCAGAGCGAGAGATCGTGGTTGCTCTTGCCTGCTTGCTGATCGATGGCGCACCCGCCCGGCCAACTCTGTAGGAGCCGCCCTGACAGTGCCGACCGGGCGGGCGATTGGACCTGCCCTCTGCCGGGGGAAGGGCTACCTACGGCGGTAAGGGGTGTTCCGTAGGCGAGTATGCAGAGGGCAGGGGCTTGTGGGATAGCCATCCGGCTGCCCCCCGTACAGCCGGATACGCATACCCGATAGGGCGGGCTAATCCCTCTTGTAGGGCTTCCCGTTGATGAGCGCACCTTCCGGCGAGATCACTCGGAAAGCGTCACCACAGGTACGCCGGAAGTCCTCGTGGCCAGTCGCAATAGTGTGCTGCACGCACCACTTGTGCATGGACTCCATTTCGACATATGGCCCCGAGTGCGCGGTGCACTCCTGGGGGGCACTGATGCACATAGCTCTGAACTCAGGCTGAACGCTGGGGTCCTGGACGAGTTCATAGTTCCCGAAGCGGAAGTACCTGTTACTCACGCGATCTCTTCGACGTAGGTTCGTACGGCGGTCAAGGGCTGGTTGGGCGGCAGGCGGAGCCTCTTCCCCGTGGACAGGGTGAGGATCTTCGATCCGCTCCGGTCCTCGGCCCCGTGCATGTCCACCACGCGAAGATCCCTGCCGTCGATCCTGACCTTGTCGTTGATCTTCACGGTGTGGCTGTACACGGGCTCTAACTTCGCCACCTCTACACGTCTCATGGCTCTACCTCTGTCAGGTGGACAGGTGTAACTAGCGCCTTCTCGGGCCGACTTGCAGTCGGCGCCGTGCGGTGCTCTGCACGCTAGACCTCCACCCACAGCCGTGCAAGTGGTTCGTCAGTGCAAGACTTGCATTTTGATCCCTAGGGGGTACTGGCTAGCGTGGGCGACCACCAGGTACGCACACTGGACTCAGACAGTCAGGAGGGGCGATGCCCGCAGGTGGAAGGCCCACAGTGCGATCTCGACGGCTCGGAACAGCACTTCGCCGGTACAGGGAAGCGGCGAGCCTGGACCAGGAGTTCGCCGCCGAGAAGTTGGGCGGCTCCGCAAGTAAGGTAAGCCGCATCGAATCGGGTCAAGTCACCGCGAAACCAGGTGATGTTCACCTTCTCCTCAGTCTGTACGGAGTCAAGGATCAGGCAGTCGTTGACTACCTCGTGCACCTGGCCCGCAACTCCAACAAGCGGGGCTGGTGGATGGATGAGACCCTTCCCAGCGACTTTGCCGAGTACGTCAGTCTTGAGGCGGACGCAAGCCACATCAGGGCCTGGCAGACCTCGTTCATCCCTGGGTTGCTCCAGACCCCGGACTACGTTCGAACACTGGCACAGCAGTCCAGCTTGAACATCTACACCCCGGAGGCCGAAGCGGCTTTCGTCAAGCTTAAGGAGGAGCGCAAGAAGGTAATCAACGAGAACGGAACTCACTTCTCGGCAGTCATTTGGGAACCAGCACTCACGGCTCCGATGCCTTCAGCTACAGTGCATCGAGGACAGCTACATCACATCGCCACGGTTGCCCAACAGCCAAACGTGACAGTTCAGGTGCTGCCACTGGAGGAGTGGAAGGCGTGCCACTACAGCAGCCACTTCGTGATGCTTAGCTTCGGTCCGGAACCTGCGCCCTCGGCCGTGGTAATCGAGAGCGCGACTGGAACCATGCTCCAAGAAGACCCTGAGGGTGTGGCCAAACATGCACACATCTTTGAGGTACTTCGTTCGGCTGCCATGACACCTGATCAGAGCATCAAGTTCATCCAAGATGCAGCAGACAGCATCTCGGAAAATAAGGAAGAAGACTGA